GAAAGCCTTTCATGACTACATCAAAGCAACTACTGCTGAAGCACAAGCTGGTTCTTTAACAACCAAGTGGATTAACCCCAGTAGTATGCTGTCCGCAATTGACTGGTATGAAAGAAGCTCCTATATGGCATTTTGTGCCAATGTCAATTCTGACTCTTTGGATGCTGCATTTGGTAAAAATAATGTATCAAATGTCAGGGCCATAGGGCATCAATTGGCATTGTATTCTTGGTTCAAAGGAGATTCACCTTCTGCTAATCCATATACAGTTACAGTAGCACTGAATACGCTGTCATCCATATATTCCAATTCAGATGCAGTATTAGAGGTGGAAAAAACTGATACTATTGCTGCTCTAATAGAGGCAAGCCCATTTGCAAAATCTATACGAGATACCGCATTAAATAATGAGGCTCTGGCCTGCCAGGTCATAGCCTTAAAAGCTGGGTTGTCAAACCATTCGTCTTTCACAAGTGTTTTATCCTTGACAGCAAATAGCACATTCATGGGGTCTCAAACAAGCGTTGCTATGGCATTTACATATCCAGTATTTGTGTCGAAGTTCTGCACAAATAACACAAACTGGGCAAGAATGGCAAACTATACTGCCTGTATGAGGGCATTCCAGGCATCTGATGCAGTTGATGCGTATTTAGAAGCAAATATGAGCTTACTTACAACCAAAACTGCTGCCTTCACTGGAAACTGTGTATATGTACACAAAAATAATGGACTTAATGGGGGCAACTATTCCAGCAATACTGCGAGTATCAAAACCGACCTTGATGGTGGTACATACTCCACCTCTGGTTCTGGTGACAAGATTGGCAGTAAAATCAACAGAAAGTTCTTCAAGCCCTGTACATTTACAGCAACTGGTGACAGTCGTAAATCCTTGGTTGTCAAAGTCATATCTTGAGGAGGGCTATTATGAAAACAATGGAAGAGAGACTGATTAACCAGATTCACCTTTTGGAGCAGAAAAACTCTGAACTGGCAGCTGAGAATAATCTTCTCAAAGCACAAATCAAGGCTCAATCAGACAGGTCTGACTTTGTAGAGGACTGTATTGCTGAAATGGCAACTCAGGTTTATGGCGGTGTATGATGAGGGGCTTCATTTGGTCTCTTTTCATAAATATCTTTTTATCACAAGGAGGAAAAATCATGATGGCAATGTTTTTCGCACAGCGGGTTATCCTGGGCAAGACGGAATTTGACCAGGTGCCCAAGGCTCTGAAGCAGGGCGTGGCTGAGGTCTTGATTGACAGCGGTCTGCCTGAGCTGGTTCCTGTCGAATACGGCGGCACCAAGCAGCAGTAAACCCAACCGGGGGAGGGCTTTTTGGCTCTCCCCCACCTTGTAGAAATTCCTGCTTGACTTTTATCCCGGTTTATAGTATGATAGCAGGTGAAAGGAGGAAACTATGAATAAGCAGCCTGTTTCGTATCTGCAGACTGACCCCCGGTGGAAAAACAAGGACTATTCTGCCAAAGGAGAATCTACAACCATTGGAGCATCTGGCTGCGGGCCTACAGCAGCGGCTATGCTGATTGAAACCCTGACAGGCAAGACCTTCACCCCGGTTGACGCCTGTAAATGGTCTCTGGAACATGGGTACAAAGCCCCTCATCAGGGTACATATTATGCATACTTTGCTCCCCAGTTTGCGGCTCATGGAATCGATTGTTACCAGCTCAGCTGGACCAATGTGTACCACAAGCCGAATGACCCTGTTCATGACAAGGCTTTTGCTCTTTTGAAGCAGGGGTACTATCTGATTGCCCTTATGAAAAAGGGTAACTGGACATCTGGTGGTCACTTTGTTGTTGTCTGGTGGGAGGACAACAAGGTGAGAATCAATGACCCGGCCAGCACCAAAGACAGACGCTTGAATGGTGATATCAACACATTCAGAAATGAAGCTGCCTACTACTGGGTGATTGATGCCCGCAGTTATAATAACCCCACTAAAAAACCTGAAAAGGAGGAAGAAACCGTGCCCACATACACTCATCTCCAGGATGTGCCCCAGAATTATCGCCCTGCCATCCAGAAGTTGATGGAGAAGAAAGCCCTGGTTGGGTACAAAGACCCTGACCCCAAGCGTTTGGATGACAATGTCATTAATGTCACGGAGGACTTCTGCCGTGTCATGACCGTGCTTAACAACATGGGTAAACTTGACTGATAGGAGGGCCTCAACCAATGGACTACATACTGTTTGCTTGCAGTATTGTAGCTTGTTTGATAGGTATTCTCACATTTGTTGTTGGTATGAATGGACGGGCCAAGAATGACGGCATTGTGGTCCAGAAAATCAACCAAGCAATAGAGGGTATCGAGGAGCTGAAATCAGATGTAAAAGGCTTGACTACAAGCCAGCAGTCTCTGGCGCTCCTTGTAAACTCTCACGAGGAACAAATCAAAACTTTGTTCAATATGATGCATTCATCTGATGCCAACACGCAAGCTCTGATTACTATCATGGAAACCCTGAAACACATAGAAGATAGAGGTGCATAACAATGAAGCCAGATACTTCAATCCAGCAACTGGATGCTCTTCGCAAAGAGAAGGATGCGCTGGACCAAAGTGTGGCCCTGAACAGAATCGTTATGACCATGCTGGAATCCAAAAGGCGGGAGGACTTTTGGCTGAGGATAATCCTCATCATCAGCCTCCTGGCTAACATTGCTATTGCAGGAATTTTCACCTGGTATGAGAGTGGGTGGACAACCACAGCAACTACCACCACAGCCACTCAAGACACAGGAGAGGGCTCAGGCAACAATGTATACCAAGCTGGCGAAAACGCCGACTACATCCAAGGAAACTCTGAGGAGGTAACACCGAATGGCGAAACAAACAGTGACAACTACAACGGTGACCAGAACACGGACATCCGGCAGCAAGAGCACGGGAGCAACAGTGACACGCTCCAGTCCATCAGGTAAAACCAGTATTGGTTCAAGTCATAACGGTGGTCAATCCCGTTGCCCTACTTGCGGGAGGTACAAATAAAAGTAAGGGGTGTATAAATTGAGTAGCCATCTGGATACCAGAAGAAGGCTCAAGGACATCCCTGATGTATCCCGGTTTGATGACCTGTTAGAACGGTCAACATTGACTGATGAAGACAAGGAAATCTTGCGTTTGCACTACCTCAAGGGAAAAGACTTCAGATACATTGGAGACACCCTGGGTTATGCGGAGGTCACAATCAAGAAACGACACGCAAAGGCACTTTCCAAACTGAGCAAGCTATTTTGAAGAAACCCCTGCACTGCTACGGCGGTGTGGGGGTTTCTTTTATCCTTTTTGTATACTTTCGGCACTCTTCTTGTATACTTCTCCACTGCCCTCCTATCGTATAATTGAATTGTAAGGGGATGGGCCTTACAATTCAATTATAGGAGGTACAATATCATGTACGGTCAGCCGACCTACTACCCAAACCCCGCTATGCAGACAGCTCAACAGCGGCTCCAAATGATGGAAGCCCAGTACCCCCAGTTTGCTGCCAATCCTGCCATGGGTTATCCTCAGCCTGGGAATTATACACCCAACCCTCAGCAAACAGCCTCTGCTGCTCCTATCCTCAAAGGGCGGCCTGTTTCCAATGAAGAGGAAGCAAACGCTGCTATGATTGATTTTGACGGGTCATTGTTTGTATTCCCGGACAAGGCTCATGGAAAAATCTATACAAAGCAGCTGGGGCTGGATGGCAACATTATCTTCCTGAAATACTCCCTGGAATCCGGGGGACAACCTGGAAATGGCCAGAATGCCACTTCTGCTGTGGTCAGTGGCCAGGACATGAGTGAGTATGTGAAGAGGTCTGACCTGGACCAGAAACTGGCAGAAATCCACCAGAGATTCAACGGGCTGGAGCAGCGGTTGCCCGTGAATAACGGAGGGAACAACAGCAAAGGAGGAAACAAGTGATGAATTTCAATCCAATGCAGATGATAGGCATGCTTATGAATGGTGGCAGAGGTCTGAACCCTATGAACCTCATAATGAATCAGCTGAACACAAATCCTATGTTCAGACAGGCTCAGCAGATGGCTGAAGGGAAATCCCCGCAGGAACTGAAGCAAACCTGTGAAAACCTCTGTAAACAGAGGGGCATCAATTTTGATGATGCTTGGGCTCAGTTTCAATCCCAGTTTCCTGGGTTGAAATAAATCTATTACAAGGAGGACAACAATATGGGTATGGAATCTGGTAGCGGTCTGTCTGTGGCTGATGCTCTGGCTCTCCAGAACAGAGACAACGATGGCATGTTTGGAGGGGGCAGTGGCACCTGGGTCTGGGTGTTCTTCCTGTTCTTCCTGCTTGCCTGGGGTGGCGGCGGCTTTGGCTTTGGCAACAACGCAGCGACTCAGGGTGCTCTGACCCGTGCTGAGCTCTATGATGGTCTGAACACTCAGGGTCTGGAAAACGGCATCCGCAATGTTCAGAACGGTCTCTGCGATGGCTTCTATGCTATGAACACCACCATGCTGCAGGGCATGAACGGTATTCAGAACCAGCTGTGCCAGGGCTTCAATGGGGTGAACAACAACATCGCTGAGAGCCGTTTTGCTGCTCAGCAGTGCTGCTGCGAAACCAACCGAAACATTGATGCGGTACGCTATGAGAACGCACGCAACACCTGCGACATCGTCAATGCCATCAAGGCTGACGGCGATGCCACCCGTGCTCTGATGACTCAGAACACCATCCAGGAGCTGCGTGACAACCTGCAGGCAGCTCAGCTCCAGCTGGGCAGTCTCTCTCAGACGCAGACCATCATCAATGCGGTGCGTCCCTTCCCCATCCCCAGCTATGTCACTTGCAGTCCCTACACTGCAGCGAATGGCTATGGAGCTTGTGGTTGCGGCAACGGCTGCGGCTGCTAACATCTGAACATTGGCATATATTTATGCCCAACTTGAAGGGGAGGGCACACCGCTCTCCCCTTCTATCTATGAAAGGAGCTTTTGTATGAATAATCAGTATGCAAAATCCTGTGTCCGGGTATACAACGACACCGCTCAGGCTTTCACAGCTGCTCTGACTCCTCTGAATCTGGAAGGAACTCCTGTTGTAAACAGCGGGTGCTCTCTGACCCTGAACACGGCCAGCATCCGGGTTAACAAGTCTGGCCTGTACCATATTTCCGCTGATGTCACCTACACTCCCACCGCTGCGGGTGTAGCCATCCTTCAGCTGTACAAAGATGGGGTTGCCCTTCCCTGCGCCATTGCTCAGCAAACCGTAGCGATTGGAGATGTGTATACAAGTCACATCGAAACTGACCTGTGCCTGACTACCTGCTGCGTGAACCATCCTCTCATCACCCTGGACATCAGTGGTGTTGCGGGTACAGTCAACCACACCTGTGTGGGGGCTATGAAGCTGGCATGAACAATCAAGGGGAACAGTTCTCAATCCTGGATGCAATAGCAATTGTATCTTTTCTTGTTGGGTTGGCCAACTATTCTGAGAATGTGGGTCAAAGTCAACTACAAGAAACCGTAAATGAGGCTGTGTTGGACATACACAATCACCTCAAAGAACAAGATGAGAAATTGAACTTTCTCCTGAACAAACTACAAGAAAAGGAGGACTGAAAGTGGCAAAGTCCAAATCCGTATTCATGGATTATGAGCCCAAAGACTGTAAAGAAGTCTTCAGTGTAATCAATGCCCGGCAAATCACAGCTCTGATGTTCCATAATGAGATGGCTGATTTGTTTGACTTTCTGGGCTTGAGAGGGTTCAAGCGAATGCATGAGTACCAGTATTTTTCAGAATCTGCTGAACATCGTGCTCTAAAGAGATACTATCTCAACCACCATGGTATGCTTCTGCCTGATGAAGAGATTGAACCCGTGGATGTCATCCCGGATGACTGGTATCAGTACAATCGAATGGATGTCACCCCGGCTGTTCGCAAACAGGCTGTTCAGAAGGCAATGGAGCAGTACAAAGAATGGGAGTGCGGCACAAAAGAACTCTATGAGAAGTGTGCCGCATACCTGATGGCATGGCAGAAGATTGCAGACTTTGATAAGGTCAATGAGCTGGTAAAGGATGTTGACATGGAGCTCAAATATCTGGAACGGCTGTGCATTGAATTGAAGTCTGTTGAGTACAGTGCAGACTACATTGCTGTACTTCAGGACAGCTACCACGAGAAATACAAGGAAAAGTCCAAAGACATTGGGGTCAGCATTTGTTGAAACAACCCCAGCTGTTTATGAAGATTGGACCAAACAAGTATGTTCCCGTGGAGCGGCCCTGGCCTGACCACGACATCTATGTATGGGATGATTCTCTTCAGCGCATTATTCTCAAAGAGAGGGTTCAGCAGACCCACTAATGAGGTGCCCCCGGTTTTCAGGCCGGGGGCATTTCTTCATCGTAGGATGGCCGCAGTGGTGTTTTTAGTCCGGGGGTGGTAGTTATACACCCACCCTCTTTCCGTGAGGAAATAGGCTGAGAGGATTGCCAGGCTTTAGCGAATCCGGGCCGGGGGCAGGTTTCTCTCCTACTCCCGGCCCGGTATCAGCCTATTAGAGCACCCGGCAGCGGGTGAGCTCAGTCTGCATAATGCCCTTGTATTCATTATGCCCTTTGATTGTCCCTTTCAGAGACACCCGGTCATTGGCAGAAATCTCTTCAGAACTTCCCAGCCACTTCCCGGTTTTCCAAGTAAAAATAGTTCCATCAGGAGCAGTGAGCTTATACAAATAGGTGTACCCAAACTGGGTGTCCCATCCTGTCAAGAGGCGAACACTGAGGTCATGAAGCTCAATGCGGTCACCCTCAGCCCCAACCCATACAGACTTCTCATCAGTTTTACGGGTAAATTCCTGACGGGCTTTGCGCTCCATCTCACGGTTGTACACCGCAACAGCAGAGCAAATCAAACCAAAATCCCGGCCCTCACAAAACTCCTTATGGCAAACAGCCTTCAGGTTGGTATTGTATCCGAACTCATCAGCCAGAGAGGGCACCCAAGTCAAAATCTGCTCAACACGCTCCTTGTTGCCACGGTGGTCAACATCAAAACCATCTTCTTTGACTCTTTCTTCCCAACCAGTCTGCTGGAACATCTGTTCACGGACAATTGTTTGAGTACTGACGCCTTCAGAATAGGTCTTGGTGTAACCATACAGCCGAACAGCCTCAACTGCATACTGAAGAACTTCAGACACAGAGTAATAGGGCTTGAAACCGGGGGTGGGCTGCTCACCTTTGATGAGCTCATCGAACCAAGACACATAAGCGGTCACAGCTTCAGCAGACAGACCTCTGGTGAAATCCTTCAGGCAAGTCTTTCCAACCTGCTTGAACTCACCACTGATGGTATTGCGGATGAGGTATGTGTCTTTGCGGTTTCTCTTGGTCTGGCAGTGGTCACAGCGGGTATCGGCGGTGTAATAGCTCTCAGGAATCTCAACTTCAGGACGGAAAGAACGGATGATGTTGATGGGTTTAGAGTGCTCAATGGTAGCAATGAATTCCCAATCGCTCACACGGGCCGTTCCAGAAACATTGACAGTAATGAACTTGGCGGTGTGAACCAAACCAGTTTCCTCATCCTTGACCTGCTTGAAGGTCTCACCCAGCTCCTCATAAGAGAACTCACAACCATATGCGGCGCACTTCTTCTGGATGTTGGTTAGCTTCTTCTGCAGACGGGGCATATTGTCCTCAAAAATCTCATACAACATTGTTTGTTCCTCCTTGGTGTCGTTCCTTATTTACAGGTCAATCATACTACCGATTGAATCAAAAGTCAAGTCCTATTTTGAAAATTTTTCAAAAAGAAACCCCGCCGTTTGGCGGGGCTTGTTTTTACCAATTTCTGACCTTTGCGAAACTTCTGCGGCGGTCAGGCATGAACACGAAAAGGGTTACACTGTGGTCAGCTGCTTCTTCATAGTTGAAGCAAATCTCGCAGGACACTTCATAGAATCCCAGCTCATCCGGGCCGCTGTGACCATAAGCAGTCACCTTGCAATCAGTGCGGCCATAGAACTTATTGGCAGCGGCCTCAGCCTTTTTAATTTCACTCTTCAACAGGGTTTCCAGCTTCTTCATATCAAAATCCTCCTCAGTTTGTTTGGGGTGTTTCTCAACCTTACAAGATGATTGTACTACCAATCCAAACAAAAGTCAAGAGGTTTTTCAAAAGTTTTCTGAAAAATTTTCAGTGAGCCTCAGCCCCATTCATTACAGCCTTGACATAGTCCTCTTTGTCCTTCCAGCACTGTAGTATATCCTGGTCAACGGTTTTACCCGTAGACATGGTTGCTACAAAGTGGTAATACAAACAGGGGCTTTCCTGACCTGGGCGGTGTACCCGTTTCCGGGCTTGGTCATACTTGCCCAGAGAGTGGTCCAGAGTGTAAAAGATACAGATATGAGCACGGGTCAAGTCTATGCTTTCAGAGCCAGATGTGTACTGAACACCCAATATCCGGGTTTTCCCGGCTTTCCAAACCTCCAGTGTGTCCTCTGAGCCTGACACTTCAGAATATCCGCAGCCCAACCTCTCAGCCACTTTTCGGATGGCATACAAGTCTTTCCTGAACTTGGCGAATATGACCAGCGGCTCCTCATCAGGGAGATTCTTCACAAAGTTGTACAGGAATGTTCGCCTGTATGTGCTGATTCTTTTCAGCTCTTTTGTACCATCGTCATACTCAATGGGAAGATACCCGCTTGTTACCTGCTGTTTTCGGATAATCATGGACAGCACATTGTTGACTGTCATAAACCCTTCCCCAAGCTCAACAGCACCTTCTTTTGCCAGCTCCCTGTACACTTCCTCAGTCTTTTGGTCCATAGGAACTTTGACAACCATACGGGTTGTTTTTGGGAGTTTAACAGTTGACTTCATGTAAAAAGCGCAACTGAACATTTTCTCTCTCAGTCTGTCCAAGTTCTTGTAGGGCTGTTTCTTGTTCAATATCGGGAAACCAACCCTGGAGCTCAGAGCTGTATCAACATTCTGGTATTCCTCACAGAATGCATAATAGTTGGTTCCAAAAATCTCAGGGTCAAGAAATCTGTACTGCGCATAAACATCCATGGGGTTTTCTGCCAACGGAGTGCCCGTGAGAAGGTATCGGTGTGGCACGGCCCGTCCTAAACGGGCAAGAAACCTTGAACACTTGCTGCTGGGGGACTTTATTCTGTGACTTTCATCGCATATCACGCAGTCAATCCCCAGCTTTTTGTAGAACAGAATCTTGTCCAGTGGTTTCCTCCAGACTGATTCATAGTTGCATATGAATATCAAGGGTTTGTCCTTTGGCTGTTTCATAGCCAACTGAAGCTCATTCTTTTTCCCTTCCCAGCTCAGATTATGGAGCGGGATGACATTGTCATACCCCAGCCCTGAGTGAAGTTTAATCTGAGGGGGCCAAACATCACAAGGCTTTTTTGGAGCCACAACCAGTACCCGTTTGAACCCCCGGTTGATAATCAGGTCAATGAACACCTTGGTTTTGCCGCTGCCTGGTTTGGTATAGAGGGCGGCTGCGTCTCTGTCATACAGATACTCCAAAGCCTTGAGCTGGTGTTCCCAGGGTTTTGTCTTCATTGTAAATCCGTGAACAACCATAGGCTCACCCCCAATCAGGAATATCAAACCAAGACAAACAGTTGTTGTCCTCAACCCTTTCTTCATAACCAGGGTATTCTTCCCAGTCAAAAGAGAACAACTTGTAAACCATAGCCATGCTGTAAATAACCCCAACAACACACCCGGCGTTCTTCCATTTCCTCAGCTCAAGTCTTTGCTTTTTACTTGCCTTGTACTTATGGTCAGGGGTTTTCAGCTCCAGCTTGAACATCCTGCCATGGAAACAACCGTTGATATCAGGTCTGCCCGATTGTGAAGCATTTCCTGAGACATTCTCTGCTTTACAACCGGGCAGCTGATTGAGGTAATCAAGTGCACGGCTTTGAAATGTAGACTCAAGCCCCACTTGTATCCCCCTCTGTGAATTTGAATGCGGACATGCCGCAAATCGGACAAACAATGTCGTGGTCATTCTCTTGACCGCAGTTGGTGCAAACCCGTCTCACCCTGCCGGGTCTGTATACGGGATTCTTCATCCCTTCATAGAACTGACAGAGCTTTGCAGCGCAGCTGTCGCACAGCTCCTGATTGGAAGTAGGTGTAGCAAGGGGCATATCAAAACTACACCCACGGGTGCTCTCTTTGGGCAGGAGATTGAGAACCATGTAGTCATCCTTGGTAATCTCATTGCCACAACAATCACACAAGCGTTTCAGAGACATCAGACACCCTCCTGTTCAACCGGGATTCTGAGGAACTCCCCAGACCGGGTGAGAACACCGCAGCGGTCATCGATGTACATGTCAGCAAACACCTTTCTGGTATCGCCTCCATACAGCACCTTGACCTCATCGATGTTCTCATTGATAGCGTCAAAGTGAAGCCCTTTTTTGGAGCAGAACTCAACCGCATCGTGAAGGGCATCGCCGTTTCTGCAGCTCCATAAGATGAGCTTGTACCCGTTCTTCTGCGCTTGAATAACCGCATCCCAGACAGTCTTGTTCACTTCCCCAATCAGGGGGAATCGGTCTTGGACCAGAGTGCCGTCAAAATCAACGGCAAGGACGGGGGGCAAATTGCTCCCACTGTTGCGTACTTCATTCATGCTCATCGTCTTTGCAAATCCCTTTCCATATGTGTTGATACCCAAACCCTGACCCAGCCTTGGTGGTCTGTAGCAGACTTTCTCAGCAGATGAGGGTATGCGCTGCTGTATTTGTCCAGTATAAGTTCCCTGAGAATGGTAATGTCCTTGGCGGTTGTCATGGGGAGGTCAATGTTGAAATCCTCTTTGGCCCATTTGGACACAAAATCTGCCATCTCAAACCGCTCTATCCCCATGGTGTCAACGAACTTCAAATACAACTCTTTGGGAGCGTAACAAAGGTGTTCCCAAACAAGTTTGTCCCTGTTCTCATCAAGAACTTTTATCAGGAACTTGATAAGCCCATCCCGCATGATACCACCTCAGCCTTCAGTTTACGGGGGGCAGCTCTGCAATGTTCTTCTTGGCTGCCTCATAGTCTCTGGAATAGATGTGCAGGGAACCAGCATAGTGCGTGTACTGGCCAACCTCAACACCCAGCTCCATAGCAAGGAGCATCTGGAGGAAGCAGAAACTGAACATGTCATAGGGAACTCCCATCCAGATGTCGTTGGAGCGCATATGGGTGGACATGTTCAGCTTTCCATCCCGGATGAAAAACTGGAGATACACCGTGCAGGGTACATCCTTGGTTGGCTTGTTGCTGGCATCCTTGATGTGGATAACGGCCTGACGGCTGCTGGGGTCTTTTCTCAACAGCTCCTTCACATACTCCCACTGGTTAAACCTGAACTTGTCAAAGATTCTCCAGCCGTATGCAGAGTTGTTTGTCTCACCGTCATCAGAGATGTCAGCCCACTTCTTGGCAAACCGGGAAATGTCCTGAACCCGGTTGGAGCCAGAGAGGTACCAGGCCAGCTCACCCACAGCATACCGCATAGGCATCTTGCGGATAGGATTGTTCACGATATTCCGGGTGGGGTCTTCAACACAGAAAACTGCGTCACAAATCTCACCCACAACAGCCCCGTCTCTGGAGCCAGCAGTGTAGCCCTCCTCAGCCTGAGCCTGAAGAGCATTGAACGCTTCCAGCCAAACATCATTGACCGTCTTGCCGTTGAATACTGTAACCATTGTGATTATTCCTCCTTCACAAACCCTTGGGGCCTCATGAGCTGTTCGGCCCTTCTTTCAGTCAGCTCCATAAGGGCATAATTGGCGATGTCCATCAGGGTGTCCTCAATCTTTTCGTCAGACACTTTGCATTCATATCCGGGTTGGATAATCGTGTCCAGACGGTTCAGCTTGTCGAACAGTCTCATGCATACAAAATTGGGGTATCTCTTTCTGAGCTGGGAAAAGGAATCCCCATAGTCAGCATTTTTCCGCTCATACAAGGAATGGGTGCTGTCACACAGCTCCTTGTGAATCTGAACTTTATCCATATCAGTTCACCCCCGTTGAGCCCCAGCCGCCTCTGCTCTTGTCAGGAAGATGCTCAACCTCTCTGAATGTGAGCTCAGGCTGAAGCGGGTAAATCATGAACTGACAGATGCGGTCATTCTTGTTCAGGTGAACATCCCTGGTAGCATAGGCGAAAAAGCCCCAGATGTCAGCATCTCCGCAGAAGGAGTTTTCAAACACCCCAATGCTGTTCGCCTGAAGCAGACCAGTGCGCTTGAATGTACTGGAGCGGGGTGCCAGAATAGCTCCATAGCCATCAGGCAGCTTCATAGAGATGCCCAAACTGATGAGCTTGGACTCACCCGCTTTCAGGTCTGTATCCTCAGCCACACGCAGGTCTACCCAATCACCAATGGGCACCTTTTCGGGCAGCTGTACATCTGTGTGTCTTTTGACCAGAATCTCCATTGTTACCTCCTATATTTGTCTACGGTTTTGAGAAAAGCGGGCAACATGTTCCGCTTCTTCACCTTGGCTGAGTTCACTTTAATAGAGGTGAACCCGGCCTCAGCAAATGCGCTCACATTCCTTGCCACAGTATTCCACTTTCCTGCCACCGCAGCCTCGTTGATGGGTTTACCCCCATTGCGTTTATAAACACGGCTCAGTGCCACATCTACGGGTGGGAGAAGGGACACCACGATGACTTTCAGCCGCTTCTTCCCATAGTAGTCCTCAACCTCATGGAACAAGTCAATGTAGGTTGAGCGGATAGTGCTGGCCATAATACCCTCCATGAGTACATCGTACTCAGGAAACCCGTCAAGGGCTGCAAACAAGGTCAACTTGGTGACCGCATTGTTCTTCAAGGTATCCAGGCCACCTGTTTTGTTGAAGTATGTTCCCAAGGCAACCCAGCCATAGGAAGGAAAGACGGTGATGGCACTGATTTTCTTCCCGTCACTCCCCACAATCTCGTGTACATACATCTTGGGGTCATCCATCATGGACATGGGGATGGTAGACTTTCCAGCCCCGTTACAACCCCGGACATTGACCAGTACTCTATTCAACCCCAGTCAACCCCTCTCTCAGCCACAGCTTTTTTCGTTCCGGGCGTATTCCATCCCAGTCATGGAACTCCCCAAGAAACCGTTTATCAAACATCCGTTCTCTGAGGTCAAAAGCCCTATCCCAGATGTACTGGAAGTCAGGCAATACACGCTCATACTCCCTTAATACACCCAGCTCTCTATCATGGTGGAATCCTCCATAACGGGCTGATTTGAACAGGTTTCTGAAGCTGCAGATTTTTCCAATGAACAAGTTGATATCATTGTCTTGTTCAGGGTAGACCTTTTCAATCTCACTCTGAACAATCTCAAGTTTCTTGGTCAGGAGCTTTTCTGACACAGGCAGTTTCCCGGTCTTGTCGTACTCATTTGCTTCCTCATCGTAGTAAAATATGTTCAACAACCCGGAAGTGAGGTTGCTGCACTTCTTCCAGTTTAACAGGGAGGGCTCAGTCAGCTCCACATCAAGGTATTCACCCAAGTACAGGATTGACTCCATAAACAGGTCTGCCGCAAATCTGCCTGTGTAGGGTATGGCAGAAACCGCATTGAACACCCGTCTGTAATCTTCCACAGGGTCGCCCTCAATCAAGCCTCTCAGCCAAGCGTAGGGCCTACGGTGTGTGGTTCTGATAAAAGCCTCCATCAAGGTTGGAAACCAATCCATGTTCTTGGCATATTTTCTGGATGAGCCAAAATCAAGGAAGGGCTTGGCCTCCTGCCAGAATCGCTGGCAATAGTCCTTCACTGTTTTCGGGGTCAGGCTTCTCCAATCAAACAGCTCCTGTAACAGCATACAGGTTATTTCATTGTATGTAGCCGACATATACCAACACATCATGACTGCGTCATCACGGTCTGGTACCCAATCAACAATGTAGTTCCCCATAACCCGGTAGTGGATGCTTGGTACTTCATGTTGATACTCAACAAACTTTCCCATTCTCCAGTCCCCGCCTGTATCACCTGGTATATGATACAAGTCCATATAAGCCTCCAGAAATCGGGGGAGGGGGCCGCAGCCCCCTCGTGCCCGTTAGTCAAAATGGTAAATCAGATGGGGGCCAGCCGATGACATTTCAGTCCTCATCCTCTTCCCAGTCATCGTCCTCATCGTCCTCTTCATCCTTGGCTTTCTTCTTGGACTTGGCAGAGGACTTCTTGCTGGACTTGGCGGGGGCAGCTTTCTTGCCCTTCTTGGACTTGACAGGGGGCTCATCTTCCTCCTCATCATCGTCCTCGTCATCGTCTTCATCTTCGTCCTCATCGTCCTCTTCAGGCTCAGGACGCTTCTTGGACTTCTTGGCAGGAGCAGCCTTGTCAGAGGTTTTCTTGCCCTTCTTCTTGGGGGCTTCTTCCTCTTCATCTTCCTCCTCATCATCAATGTCTTCATCCTCGTCATCGTCTTCATCTTCGTCCTCACCGGGCTTGATGTAGGAGGAAATCTTGGCCCGCTTCTGGCCGTTGTACTCATCATGGATGACATCGATGATACACACCTTGCCCTCCATCTTGTCCAAGTCCAGGGTCAGCTTGCCATTGGACTTCATGCCAGCTGCGTCCAGAAAGCTCTTCAGCTTCCACAGGGCCTTTTCAGTCAGGGAGAAGGTCTCAAAGACGGTATTGCCCTTGGCACTTCCCTTGATGACCTCAAATTGGGCCTTGATGCAGTCATCACCGCTGCCCTGCACCTCACCCATCTCAGCCTTTTTCAGCTGAGCCAACCATTCTCCTTCAGGGCACCGGGTGAAACTCTCAACACCTTCCATGTTGACTTTGACTTTTCTGCTCATTGCTTGGTTCCTCCTGTAATTGTTAAATTATTCCACCGCACCAATAATCTCCATGAACTTGTCATAGGTAGGATTGATGATGCGTTTGGGGACTTTGATTGATGGGTCAATCTGGAGCTTGGTCCAGTAATAGGGGTTGGGGCCGATGTCGGCCGCATATTTGACCACTTCTTTGGTGCTGTTCCCCTTTGTAATCTCTTTTGTGATTTTGGTTGTATGGATACCATAGTTGGCCATACCCTCCAAATAGGTGCGGGCACCCTTCGACACAGAGGGGCGGATGTCCGGGGCAATCTCATCTTCCATGCCTTCGATTGCGTCTGTACTCTCGTGACAGGTCAGGACAACAATGTGTCGCTTCGCAACTTTATGCATGGCTTTGATGACCTCTTCTGTTTCAGTCTTGAGCTCACCCCAAAGTTGTTGTGTCATCTTTTTGTTCTTGCTGATGACATTTTGGTCTGTCCACTCATTGACCATAAGAGAGAATGTGTCCACCACAACAGTCACATACTTCTTGTCTTTGAGCAGCTCCTTTGCGATGTCTTTGAGCTCTTTGACACTGGAGATGGATATTGCACTGATACCCTCTACATGAGCAATGGTATTGGAGCCATCATCACCAATCTGAAGGTACAGCAGGGGCTTGGGAAAAGTAGAAGCAACATGAGTTTTTCCACTGTTTGACTTCCCATACAGCACCCAAAGGTTGCGTTGACCTAATTCTTGGATGTCAACCGCTGAATCTAATAGGGCCATTGGAATCCTCCTTGTTTAATCGTCTGAAAACAGAGAACCCAACAAAAGAGTGCTGAGAAGGACACCCAAATACTTGGCATATTCGTCAGCTTTCTCCTTTTCTTCCTTCTCCATATGGAACTCAATATTGTCCAAAATCATGGGGATGGCTTTTTCCTGCATAGCCTTGACTATGGTAATCTGTTCCAGGGTATTTGCAGCCCCCTTCAGGATTTGACCAACGCCAATTGCTCCTTCAGGGGTGGTTTCGTCTTTGCGGGTATAGAACCCAACAAAAAAGCGGGGTTGAATCACCATTGTATCCCCAGTGTTGGGGTCTTCAATAGTGACCTTGAGGGGCATAGGGGTTTTCTCCTCAGTGTTCTCTTTCTTTGAAGTCTCTGCCGATGACATATTGTACATCTCCTCCAGTCATTTCTGTATAGCAAATATCATGGTACGGACACCAGGAACAGTCCCGTGTTACATTCCGGGTTTTGTTCTTTTCTCCAAACCTGATAATCTGCTTTGCTGTGTACAAGTACCCATCCCAAATAACTTCTACCATAGCTGGGTCAATATCCAACTCAACTTGGAAGAAAAACTCAGGGATATTGGACTTGTATTTTTGTCCCTTCTGGACAATCTCTGGGTCAAGAATCCCGTGCGCTTTGCAGGCCCTTTTCCAGCTCATGGGTGTAATCTTGGTTGATGCGGCCTCGCTGAATCTTTTCGACTTCTCAAGCCAAATCGGCTCAGCCGCAGGTGTTGAACGGATGTAGTCCCACTTTACCTTGTCGGGTAAAATACCCCTTAAAAATTGGACTGCTTTCGCATACAAGCACTTTTGTGTGTTCATAACCAAAATGTCCATATTGGGCTTATTGGAGAAAGTTTTGTGTTCACCAACAGTTATGGATTTTACACCGCTGTGCTTCAGCAAATACAGCTCATCAATCTTTCCTACAAAGACTATGGGTTCACCCTTACAGTCACCAACATCAAGTTCAAACTCATGTTCTGTCACTTGGGGTTGCCTCACTCCTTTGTACACCCGTCTGTAGTCCTTGAAAATGTTAAACAGGTCATCGATGTAGTTGTCACCAAGCTCACCCTGCCATGAAGCTGGCATCTCATAGTAGGTGTCCTTGATTTGGGCTTTTGCTTCTCTCAGAGCATCCGGGTCATTGCGCAATTCAAGGAGTTTGTGGAAGTCTGTTCCAAAATACAGTGGGCGTTCAGGCTTCTTTTTCTCCAATCGTCTGACATACCGCAACCAGTGCTGGTACGGGCAATGCAAATAGGAGCTTTCCCTGGAGTAACTTATGTGTATCTCACTCACCTCCCATCTTTTGTGAGATGTCCTGGGGAGTAAAATGAGGTATTGTCCCGGATTATTTCACCGTGCCTCATCGCAACCTACTTGGGTCAAAGTACACAAAACCCCTTTTCAGACTACGCTCCCACAGGACTTCCCTTGACTCTGCGTTTACACGGGCTTGTCACCGTTGACCTTGGCCGGGAGGCTCCTTGGTCAGCCGCATTAAGGGAGGGGCCGCAGCCCCACCCGTATTCAATTCAGAAGATATGACAATCAGTCATCGACTTCCTCAAAGTCATCATCATCCTCGTCATCCGCAGCTTTCTTGCCCTTCTTGGCAGGCTTCTTGGCAGACTTCTTTGCGGGCTTCTTGGGGGCGGGCTCATCCTCGTCCTCATCGTCCTCGACATCTTCGTCCTCATCTTCATCATCGTCCTCGTCATCCTCAACGGGGGCAGACTTCTTTGCGGGCTTCTTGCTGGACTTCTTGGCCTTGGGGGTTTCCTCCTCCTCGTCCTCGTCCTCATCCTCAACGGCCTTGGACTTGGCAGCGGCCTTCTTGGCAGCCTTCTTCTTGGCGGCACCCTTGGTGGACGGGGCCACATAGCTGCCATCATCCTCCATGATGCTGTTGGCGTACTTCTCCTTGCCCTCCTCGACATTGACCTGCTTGCCGGTCTTGCGGTCGAACACCATCTCATCACCATTCTTCTTCAGCACAGTGATGGTTTTCTTGGTGGTACTGGCCACGGGGAAAACACCCAGCTTGATACCCGTGAAACCCTTCAGAATGACCTTGTCGCCCTTGTTCATTTCCAGCATTGTAATACACTCCTTAAAATTTTATTGTGGGAGGGCTTCTGGCGTTCCCTCCTGCTTACATTGGTATTATACCCTATCTTCAATCAAAAGTAAAGGGGTAATTTTAAGCTATTTTCACAAGGGTTTACTCAATTATGCCCCAATAGCTCACTATTTCTTCTGATTGCTCACTATATCGTAAATTTTCACAAATTTTAGTGTGTTCCCCACGGCCCCCATCCTATATCGACATCCAAAGGTACACGGAGCTCAACCCCAAAATCATCCAACACTTTCGGATGCTTCATAATTCGTCTGATGGTCTCATCAACATAGTCCTTGTCTTCCACCCTGCATTCACCAATGATAGAGTCATGAACAGTTGCTCCAATCCAAGCGATGCCTTTGAGCTCCTTATTGATTTGAGTTACTGCGGAAATCAGAAGGTCAGAACCAGAACCCTGAACCGGGGTGTTGATGGCTCTGCGTGCTGCGCTGGCTCTCTCCCATTTGTTGGGAGAGTATATGAGGGGGAGACGGCGAAACCGTCCAAACATATTGGATACACCGCCCTGCATCTCGCACAAATCCTCTTGTTCTTTGTGCCAGGGTAACAACCTTGCGTACTTGGCAAAGTACAGGTCACGGATGTGTTTTGCCTCAGCCAGAGTAAACACCTGACCGTAACTGTCCAGAGCGTACTTGACGAACTTCTTTGCCTGCATACCATACAGGAATCCAAAATTGACGGCCTTTGCCTTGCCTCGTTCTTCTTTGGTTGGTTCCCGCCCATTAGTGAACAACTTGGCAGTCTCTGTATGAATATCACCATCATGGAGGTAGATATTCAGCATTGTCTTGTCGTTCGCATAGTGGGCCGCAATCCTCAGCTCCAGCTGTGAATAGTCTGCTTCAAACAGAATCATACCTGGGGCACCGCTGAACAGGCCTCTTATGTCTTTTGTCCGGGGGACTTGCTGGAGGTTGGGACTGTTACAGGATGTTCGGCCTGATACCACATTGGTCAGGTTGAAGTTGGGGTGAATCCTGCTCTCATAGCAGTCATCTGCCCAACGGTTCAAAAACATCTTGTTTCGGGTTGCTGCGTCCTTATACTGCAAAAGGAGGCTTGGCAGTTCATAGCCTTTCATTGCCAGCTCTTTCAACACATCCGCTGCTGTGGAGGGTGCGCCCTTCCCGGTCTTATAAATCACCGGCATACCCTCTAAATCAAAGAAGGCATGGGCCACCTGAGCTGAGCTGTTCCAGTTGATGTCATAGTGTGACTTCAACTCTTTGAGCAGCCGCTTTTCTTCTTTGTTGTACTTCTTCTTGACACTCTCCAGGGCTTCCAAGTCAAGGTACAGTCCATTGCGTTCAATATCTCTGTATGCTCTGTAAGCAGGTCTCAAAAGCTCTCTGTAAATCTTCATAGACCGCTCACTCATGTTCTTGTAGAAATACTGATACAGCTCCCAGGTGTACTGAACATCGCATTTCAGGTATGGTACAATGGTTTCCTGTACACCACCCAGTTTGTCTTTCTTCTTGATATCCCAGTCAGGCACTCCCAGATAGGTCTGAGCCATCTTTTTCAGGCCGTGTTCGGCTACCAAGTCATAGGCCGTTCCCATCAGCATTACATCCTCGTCAATAGGAATCCTCAGCCCCATATGGTGTTCTATGAACAGGGTATCAAACTTGCCATTCTGTAACACCGTCCGGGCTTTCTCTTTCTTGATATGCTTGACTACATTCCTGAACCGTCTCAGGTCATCCTCGTTGGATGCGTCATAGATGAGCATTTTGGAAATCGGGCTGTCAATGTCTTTTGCAAGACCAACCCCAATCCAGGTTATTCTGTCCTTGTATCGGTTCAGGCCAGTGGTCTCAATATCAATTGTGGCAAAACCATAACTCATATATTGACCTCCTCAACGGATGCCTTGAAATTCCCGTTCTCATCAAACAGCTCATTGTACCAGGCCTCTATGTCAATGCCCTTTTCTTTGAGCTTGTATCGTTCCGGGTAAAGGTCATCCAGTTCATAGAACTTTCGCATGCGCAAGTGTTCAGCAAATACATCCAAATAGAACTGCTTCAGGCGTTTCAGCCCCCAGCCGTATTTCTTATGGAGTGTCCAGAGATACATGGTGTCCATATCCAGTGTAAAAGCCTTGTCTGCTTCAAGACACTGCTGATGAATTTCATGCATCATAGCCTGTTCACCAGGCCCTTTCAGGGCTGCGTTCTTTATCTCAGAAGGTTTCATCAGGTACACAGGCTCAGCCTTTGGAAGTTTCCCTTGACGCTCCAGCTTTCTGCGTTCTTTTCGGTTCATGGTTATCTCTCCTTGGGCTTGAATCCCTTTTTACAGCTATTGAATTTATGCATAAGGTCTTTGTTGTGCTTTTCACACCTACCCATATGAGGGGATGCTACAGACACAGACTTCCAGTGAGCGCACTCTTCACAGGTCTTACAACCCGTGCGCTGCTTCCTCATGATGAAGAAATCCTCAAGCATATGAGCTATCAGCATGACCTCTTTCCAGGTTGCCTTTCTCTGGTTGGGGTTTCCTTTGGACACCACAATCCCTTTGTTTGGCTCTTGCTCGATTCTCTCATACAACAGATTGTAGATTGCAACAAACGCAACATCCAAGTCTGTTATAGGCTCATCAATCGGTTTCATTGTCCCAATCTTTTGCTTCAAGTCTTTCTTCACCATCCTTACAGAAGAACATGGGGTCACGCTTCTTCATATCCTTGCTACAGGCCTGGAACACCTGAGCTTTGAATGCGCCCTTCTTCTTGTACTTTTTGTAGTATTTGCACTTCTTGCAGCGAACAACCTTGTCAATATCCTCAGTGTGGAAATCCTTATACAACCACTTGGATACCTTATCAAGCTCATTTGCTACATCGTCAATTGTGGCCTTTTCCCCGGCAGAGTTTGTGAAGCTCTTGCCGGGGTTTTCCTTGGCCATCTTTCTCAGGAGCTTTACAGCCAACCTGTAAATATCAACCTGCTTCATTGGTATCACCTCCACAGGTATTATAACCGACTTTCTTCAATAAGTCAAGTACCAAAATTTTCTCACGCTGCCCGTTCTTCCTCAGCTCAACTCTGAGTCCAGCCTTGGAAGGGGCTGGCTTGATAATGTGGCAGTCAAGGTTACATACCAACCCCTTGCGATTGATGAAGTACACCCCATCATAGCCGGGAATTGGTGTCCAACTCCCATCAGATAGATTCACAGTCAAGTCAATCACCCCTTCTTCAGACCAATTCCCAACCACAAATACTCTCTTGACTTCCCGTCTCTGGATTCTTTGAACCCTTGTGAGCGGATATTTCTCATGAATGAGTGCTTTTTGCTGTTTTCCCGGCCCGTATCCACACAGAAACGGCAGTATGCTTCATACAGTGCGTTCTTTTCCACGGACAGACCTGCGCCCAGCTCGCACTGTTTAGCGATGAAGGCGTGGATGCTATCAGAATCCTGGCGCAACGCTTCAACATACTTGTCGCTGGTAGATGTACGGGGGATGTCCTTGACGGGAAGGAGGTGGAGCAAATAGGGAATAATCTCAGACATACCTTCCTCGCTGCACAAGTCATTGACATAGTCATTGTTCAGAAACAGCTCATTGTTCATGAACAGGATTCTCATGCGCTTGTAAAAGGCGTTGGACTTTTCCTCAAGCTGAAGAGGTAACTGGTTGAAACTGAAAATCAACTTACAGAACGGTACAAAGAAAAACGGCTCTTTGCCCTTCTTCTCATGCATAATCTGGTCACCGCCTGTAATCTTCTTCAAGTTCTCAATTGAAGACAAAGGCAGGGATGAGTTATCTGCGCAGGAATTCAGCAGCCTATTGTACAGCTGAGATGGGTAGAACCGCATATTCAGCTCATGCATACTCAGAGAGGACACATTTTGCTTTCCAACCAAGTTCTCAAAGAACCGAATCAACACGGATTTGCCTGTATTAGACTGACCGCAAAGAATCATGAATGTTTTCAAACCATAATCCAATGTGAGGCAATAGGCCATGTATTTGAGGAGCATCTTGATGTCCTCTTTGGGCAATTTGGTTTTCTTGAAGAAGTCATACAGCCTGGTCTCAGTAAAAGGCTTGTACTCACCAACTGGGTGTGGAATTTGAAGTGTCTGGAGGTATTTGCTGTCATGTGGCAAAAGCTCTCCCCGCTCTATGTCCCATACCCCATTTTGAAAATTGATAAGGTTTTTGTCATGGTTCAACTCAGTCGTAGTCCGCTGAAGCCGAACATCATCACAAATCAGTCTGAAGCACTCCATGATGCGGTTTTGGGTTATGAGTGTATCCACAACAATCATATCCTTGATTGTGTTTCGGACATGACTGCTTGCTTCTACATACACCCCGTCCCGGTATTGGTAGCACTCCCCGCCCAGTACAAATATGTCACCCTTGTTCACAAAGTAGTCACAGATGGCCCTATGATTGATATTTGTGGGAACCCCTTTTGCGCTGTAAATCAGGTATGGATTATCAAACTGCTGTGATGCCTCATACTTCCTTGTGTTTTCAACAATCTTCTCTAGTTCTTTCTCATCCATTGGGTCAGAAAAGATAATACTGTTGATGACATCAGCCATATCCTCAATCTGCTCATCTGAGGCACCTCTGTTCTTATAGGCCATAAGATGGGCAAACAAGGTCGCGTTTCTTCCATCACCATCCTTCAACCCCAACAGGCTTTCCTTGCGGTTTACCATAGGGGTGAATTCAAGGGGCAGCTCTGCGATTTTACGACACTTGTTGAATCGTCTCCCCTCAGATCCAAAAGGCAGGATGACATAGCCCTTATTGGCGCAACGAAAATCGCACTTCAAGCCGCAGGGAAGTATCATGCCCACCCGTTGAGGATATTCCTTGTCACACTTGAAATAGAGATGAAGCCCTTTTGGGGTCTGGGCCATAAGGGTTTTGAGGCCAAGCCGCTTCACCACCTTCATGGCTTCTTCTTTCCCTTCATCTATGTCTACAACTATGTAGCCAGACCTTACCCACCAGCCAATCTGTCCTCCAGAAAATAGGTGAGCATCTGCGGCCTTTTCGTTTACAATGGAGTTGTCAAGCCGTTTCTTTCCCATACAACGCACATAGCTGTCTTGACCGATGAGGGAGTCAAACTCACTCAACAGCATGCGTTATTCCTCCCCGACGGGCTCAAACATACTTCCATCGGTCTCAGCGCACTTTACGCAACGCCCTCCCGGTTTAATATTTTTGAAGTTACCCCGATGTATACAGCTTCCACAAGGCAATGCTTTCTTATAGTTACTGTGTTCAGGCCCGCAGTTATAGCAGGGCCCAACCATCCTGGGGTTGGTTACATAAGTGCAACCCTGGCACATTTCCTCGATGCGGAGTTGTACTGGAACTTCTCTGTCCACAGTTGTCTGCTCCATGCTATCAGAGGTGTGGAGCCATCTGTCCAACCGGGCAATCTTCCCGGCAATCCGTTCCCCAATGTCAACCGGGGTCAGCCCAAAGATATTGATAACATGGTCAAGTACAATGAGCACATCGGCCACCTCATCTACAGCCTTGTCATGAAGCTCATCCTGAGCCTTTTCCTTGGTCTTGTATCGGGGATATTTGGAGCAGACCGCAGCCAGCTCACACAGCTCCTCAGTAGATACCAGAATTTGAGCTGTGTCCCCATAGGTTTCTCTGGCTTTTGCCAGAACTTCTCGCTGCTTTTTGTTAATGAATCTTGTCACATCCATTGATGAATTCCTCCCAGTAACACTTGATGCGTTTCAGATTTTTCTTTCTTGTTCGGCCCTTCTTGGAATGGTACGCTAAATGGTACAGTTTGGGAGGGGCTACAATCTTGTACAAGCGTTTCATAAGTTGGTGAATCATAGGCACAACTGAGCGTTCTACAAGCTCAGATATAGCTTTTGCTACAACCTCAACCGCTTTTACAATAGCATCTCCAATGGCCTGAAAAGCCTCTATCAGTTTGGTGTAGGTTTCCTCAGTCAACAAAGGCGTTACAGCTGGGGCGGGTAATGCCAATTGCGCAGTATTCTCCACACCTCTCTCCTCCTTCCTTATTATAGATGGGTAACTATACCCCCGGACACGTAAAATAGCACCTCGGCCATTCTACTCAGCCGAAAATGGTCACCTATCACTCGTGTCCTCTTTCCAGTCCGGGATATAGGTGCAATCCACACCAAAGCTCTCGAACATAGCAGAGGTCTGAGAGCTGATACGGGCTGTGCCTCCATAGTACACATGCTTGATACCCGCAGCAATAATAGCTTTGGCACAACCCTCGCAAGGGTATCTTGTAACAAAAATGGAGCTACCCGCAACAGAGTGACCTGCCGCAGCCGCACTGCAGATGGCGTCAATCTCGCTGTGGATTGCACGGCAGTCTTCAGGGTTTCTATGGTTCTTGCTATCCTCCCCATACTTTTCCACACGGAGGCAACCACGGTGTGTCTTACACAGGTCAGGCACAGCACGATTGGCACCCAGGGCAATCACCCGTTCCTGATTCACGATAGCAGACCCAACAGCAACCTTCCGACAGCCGCTGAGCTTGTTCGAATAAACCTGAGCCATGTCCAGGCAGTCTTTCCAGTCCAGGATTCCCATTTTGTTCATTGTTTCTTATTCCTTTCTTTGATAATTATATAGATGCAGAGGGGCCAAGCAATAGGCCAAATCAGACCAACAGTCAAGGCAGTCTTGATTCCCTCTTTTGACTCTGTTCCTGTTATGAGAGCACACAGAGTAACAATAATCATTGATAGCAGGGCACCCTCAGTATACCAATACAGTATATCAATCATGCCCTGTACCTCTTTCTGGGTCTGCCCGTACCATCTTTGGCCCGTATATACTTGGACAACTCACAGAAGCAGTTTTCCAGGGACGTTACATTGAAGCATCTGTCCTCTTCAGGCAAATCCCAGAATACCCGTTTGGCATCCCAGTCTTTTCCCAGCTCCTCAACAAACAGTCTGTCCAGGTTATCCCTCAGCCAAAACAGGCATTCTTCATAGCTCATTCCATCTCTGTCTTCAAACAAATAATTGAGACCCATAACGCAGCCGGGGCCAGCCTGTGTATACTCATTCTCTGAGAATGGAAACTCCTCAATGTATGTCATATCAACAAAAATCTGGTAGGAAAGAAACTTCCCAAGGCCCATATAGGAGGACAATTTGTTGCATACCTCATCTTGTCTGTTACAGTTCTTCACCTGACCTACAATGTCCTCCTCAATGAGATACTGAATAAACCAGAGGACTCTCATGGGCATACTGTTTTTTGGGTCATCCTTTGGAAGATACCATTTCAAGGCTCTCTTCAAGCCTCCGGTGTTAAATGCACCTGTAAAGAACTTCGCATGAGAGTCTTCAACCAGAACAGCCTCAAACAGACTTCTGTACCACTCAGGATTCCAGCCAGGAGTTTGGCTGAACTTGAACGGCATAGAAATCAATTCAGCTGTTTCATGCTTGTTGTACAAACGGAACAGAATGACATTGAGCAGTTTGTCCTCATAAGACAGCTCAGGATTGCTTGTGATATGCTCAATCACCCATTTGGTCTCTTTGTCATGTTCCCGGCGGATGTTGGTGAATCGGAAATCCCTGAGCACCTCATCGTTGGTCCAGGGCGGGTCTTTCTTCAGTACATCCTTTCTCAGATGTATTACATATCTGCGCTTGATGAAATTGTACAGATACAACAGATTGCGCTCATTCAGCACAGGCTGGGCTTTCTTGATACGGGTCTTGCTTACACCACAATAGAGTGTATCAGCAGGTTTGTTTTTCACTTTGCTGTAGCCTCCTCATAAGGGCTGGGCAAACTCCAGTCCCAAGCAACTGCATTGCTTGCCCAGGTTGTATAGAAATAGTTGTGCTCACCATCCCCGGTGAAATACAGGTATTCTTTGGGTAATACCCGGCCAGAATCATCTCCCTCAGACCAATACGTGAGAACACTATTGGCCAGCTGAAGCATCTCTTTAGTGATTGGGTTGCTTTCAGAATACCCATTGAATTGAGCCCTCTGTGTGACAACCTCCCCTACAGAATCTGGGTACAAAGGGCTGTCCACCCGGTTGAGTACACACCACATAACCGCAGCCTGTTCTGTTACAGAGCACCCACGGGCCTCTCCCCAGGTTACATTGGCCAGGTACTCTGCGGCAACATAGTCCACATAAGCCTCCTGCTCACCATCATAGGGGTATCCATAGCCCAGCTCAGCCTCAGCATACTCTTGGAGCTTCAGTTTGTCAATGGCTTGAGTAGCAATCAGCTGTGTGTCCTCTGCCACAGAGATGGCCTGTCTGGTTTGGTTCATGGAAGTCTTGAGCAGTTTAACAGCTTTGATGTTCAACATCACTGAGGCCAACAGAAGCACACAGCATATGAAGAAGAAAGTGCAGTATGGGTTGGTGCGTCTTTTCTTGATGCGTTTTCCTTTGTTTCCAGAGTATGTAGTCATTGTTTCAATCCTCCATCAATTTGGAGGCCAACATATCAGCGGTGTGCGTCCAAAGTACATTGGGAAACTTCCTGATGGCGGCGTCATAACCATCCCAATCGCCTGTTTCATAGGCACCCATATGATACCTGATACACAGCCGTTCCTCTTCTGTCAGCCCCATATGTTGCTCAATCTTACAAACTGAGTCATACCCATGTCCACCAAAACCACTGTACTGAGGGTTTTTGATGTAGAATGTCTCAATCTCGTGCTTGAGCGGGTTCATGTCCTGGCTCAGAGTGTACATACCGATTTTGGTCACATCGTGGAGAATACCCACAATAATCGGACTTTCCACCCGGCTCCAAGGTTGTGTCACTTCCTTGTCTCTCATATCCAAGAGCTGGGAAGTGACATTGACACAGTGGTCATACAGTCCCCCTGGATACGCTGCGTGAAACCCTCTTGAGGCAGGTGCCCTGAAGAAATCTGTGGTACACAACCACTCATACGGGAACAGCTCAAGTGGAACATTGTTCTTTTCAAGCAGCTCCAGCAAATCCTTCTTGCGTTCCTCCTCAGATAACAAATGCTGTTTCACTGGTGATACCTCCTTTTCTGGCCATTCGGCCTCACGCATATATTATAAGGTATCACCCCCGGAAAAGTAAAGGCCGGGAAACGGGGAGAAAAGCCCGGAAACCACATCATTTCCTCGTGCACTCACAGGCTTTTCCTTCCCCTATCTCACCCCTGCTTCCCTTTTCATGAAATCCGCCACCGCATCAGACCTCGATGCGGTTGGCGAACTTCTTATTGTTAGAGTCAATCTGGATGCCGGTTTCCTTGTCGAACTTCAGCTTGCCCTTGGCGGTCTTGACGGTGATGGTGGTCTTGGTTTCCTTCTCCACCTTGAAGGTACCAATCAGCATACCAGTGAAGGCTCTGACATTGACCAGCTTCTCACCCTCATCCTTGCGGAGATTGATGCGCTCACCATCAACAAAGTTACTGTGACCGGGCTTGCGCTCAGGAACAGCAACCAGTTCCTCAGACACTTCATAGCCATCAGCCCGGAACAGCTTGGCAATCTGCTCACGGATGAACTTCTTACCAGCGAACTTCACGCAGATGGGAGCGGGGCCACCATCCATACGAATACCACCCAGCATCTCGTGGCCACTGTTCATCGCCTCATCATACACTTCCTCAAACATGTCCTCAACAGAGGGCATCTCATCAATGTGGCCATCCTGAACGGAGTTTTCATAACCACCCAGAACATAGGTGTAGGCACCTTCAACATTGCTCAAGGCACTCTTCTGATGCTTGGTCATGGTCTTGGTTTCGGTCTTGGGCTCATCAACCTCAATCTCCTCAACGGACTTCTTGAAGGTCTTGCGGAGGGTGGTCAGCTTCATGGTATGCTCAACGCCATTGGAGTCAGTCAGAACAGCAATGTTATTGGTCTCATCGGAGGAAACCAGGGTGTAAACCTTGGAAGTGTTTTTGCGGCTGGCATAGGTGATAATGGTCTTTTTCATTGTATTCAATCTCCTTTTCAAATGTCCGGGTGTTCCGGTCTGTAGGTGTTTTCCTCTTTACAATCATGATTATACTCTTGTATCAAAGAAAAGTCAAGCATTATTTTCAAAATTCTTGGAAAATTTTTGAAAGACTTCTCAAGCATTGGAACCCCAAGGGGTTGCCAGAGGCTTCAAGCCTCCAGCGCACCCTTCTTCATGGAATTGCGGCCATCGGTGTACCCGGTATCAAAAGCACACTTGTCATACCCGGTGTGCTTGACACCCATACGGTTATTCACACCAGTCTGAGGGAACTTCTCAGTGAACTTGTCCTTGACATCCTCAGGAACGATAATGGCCAGGGCCTTGCTCTGTGCGCCCAGCTCATCCTTCAGGCCCTTCATGAACCCGGCCCAATAGCAGTTGGCGACACCGTGAGCACTGCGGCCCTCTTTCCGTGCAATGCGCTCCTGACGGCAACCATTGGTGCGCATGGTCTTGTAGAGATAATTGAAAACACCAACACAAGTATCCACGTCACCCTCACGGCCAAAGAAATGGATGTCAGTGCCCAGATAGATGGTCTTGCAGCGGAAATTGGGAGCCAGAATAGCAGCCAGCTGGCCTCTATATCCGTTATTGTTGGGGTGCTCAGCCTTGAGGAGCTTGTACTGAATGACTTCCTCAGAAGAGATGGCAGACAGGTCAAGGTTGTACTGGGCAATCAGCTTCTGTGCCTTCATAGCAGCGGCCTTTGCTTCCTGCTCAGAGGGGTTATTGCCTGCCAGGGCCAGTAGCTTCTGGACTTTCTCCATCATCTTGTTCATATCAGTCATCTTGTGTTCCTCCTTAAATGATTGTTGAGGTTGCATTTCTCAGTGCGCTTTCCTCTTGAGCCTCGTGAGGTGGGAGGGGCTTGTCCACATTCTGTTTTATCCTCAACTGTTCCTTACAATCATGATTATACTACCAACTTGAGAGAAAGTCAAGCACAAATTTGGATTTTTCTCAAAAATTTTCAACTCAAGACAAAACCCACTTCAAGGAGCTTTCCAGGAAGTCATAGGTGTTGTGGATACGGTTGGCAAACTTGGGATTTTTGGCATTGGTCTGGGTGCCCATATCCGGGTCAAAAGTCAGGAGCTTTTTCTGCTTGGTCCACAGGTACAAGGTATTGGTGTTCAAACTCAACTCAGCACGAAACAGGCCAATCTTCATCCCAGTGAAGGCCCGCAGCTCAACAACAGGCTGCTCAGTCACAGTCTTGCTGTACCACCGCTTCAGGGTCTTGGGGGATACAAACTTGTCCTCACAGCTGGCCATATCAACCAAGCAAACCTTCTCACCCATTGTAATCATGGGGTTGAGGATGTACTGACGATTGTCACGGGTGTTGGTATAGATGTAATTCATGATTGAACCTCCTCAGTGTGGTTTGGTTTCCCAAGACCAGGTTGCCCTGGTTTCGGCTGGTCACCATCCAGCTCTCATCAGTTGGGGTTTACACCTCTCTTGTTCAGCTCCTCAACAATCCCTACAATCATATTGAGGTAGAACAACTCACCAGTTTCAGAAGCAAGGCCCTTCAGGGTTTTCAGACTGTTGGTCAGCTCTTCAGTAGTGTATTTCTCAAACATTTTGTAATCCTCCTTGAATCAATGTTCTTGTTCCTTACAATCATGATTATACTACGCATACAAGAAAAAGTCAAGCATAAGTTTGTAATTTTTCAAAGAAATTTTGAAAAAGCCCCCGCAAAGGCTCTCAACCTCCACGGGGACTGTGTTTTCATTCCCAATCATACTTCTTGGTCATTTTCCCACAACGCCGACACTTGTATGTTCTCAGATATTCTCCATCAACTGCTGTAGAACAAGTCACCACAAACTCTTTGTGTATTTCAACCCAATCATGTTGCTCACAAGGGCATAACCGTTCTTCCAAGTCTTTGATTCTGTACTGTGCTGCAATGAGCTCCATCTTCAGCTTTTTGTTGAACAAGCTATCACAATCCCTTCTTTTTCAACAGGGCCTCAATAGTCTCCAATTGCCGGTCAACCTCATTTACATGATACAGGTTGACATTCCCAAAAAGGCTGGAATCACTTGCGCTTTGGCATTCAATCCTTGCGGATTTGAGATGAGACAATATGCTGTTATAGTCATCTTTAGTTAACAAAATACATTTGAGCATCTTCGTCATCCTCCAATCCTAAAGCCCTATCAAGAGATGTAAATGAGCTGGACTCAGCTTTTGAAAGCTCTTGCTTGGTCAGCTTTCCTCCCAACTGAACATATTCTTTATAGCTCAGTCCAATCTCATCAACTACATCTGCTTCACATTGACTGTCATAGCATTCATGGAGTATATACCCAAACAGAGCTTTACAGACCTCAAGCAACCGTTTTTCAGTCATACTCTTCAACCACCTTCTCTTTGGCATTCTTTGTTGTGCTCTTGGCAACAATCGTTGAGGGCTGTAGAGAGGACAGCACAAGCTGCCCGCTGTCCATAATCAACACCCCTCTGGTTCTACGGCCATATGTGGAATCAATAGCAGTCCCCTTGTCCTTGGCATCCTGAACCATACGCTTGATGGGGGCAGATTCAGGACTCACGATGGCAACAACCCGGTCTGCCGACACAAAGTTTCCCAAACCGATATTGATAGCATTCATTGTTTCACCTCATATCAAAGAACTTGATGTGATGACAACCGTATACACCGCTGTCACACTGAATCTGCAGCCAGTCATCCTCAGTCTTGTTGAGCTCATAGAACATAGTCTCAACATACAGGTCATGGTCAAGACCTTTTCCCCAGTCCTGGATAGCCACAACAGAACCATCCTCAGCCTTGTACACAGTCCGTCTTATGGGCTCACCTACATCGTTGGTAATGAACCAGGATTCTCTGGTGATATGGTTGCCCAGCTTGTAGGAACTTTCCAGGCATTGAAACTGTATTTGGTTCAGCATTTATCAAAATCCTCCTTCTTGAAGGGTTTGCCATTGAGCAAGAGCTTGTAGCCAGCGGCCCGCATCTGGTTTCGGATTCTTGCAGGGTACACACAAGACTTATGCTTGGTGCTCATGACCGTCCTGCCGTCCCGGTCTTTGACCTCAAATTTCATGGTACACCCCCGCAGCTCTGGCCAAGAGGATAGAGTTGGTCAACCGTCCAATTCTCCCCTCATACTGACAACCGGGGGGCAACTGTTCAATCATTTCCTTGGGCAAGGTGCCACCAATGTCCAGCACCAACTCATTAGCCAAGGGGAAAGCCGGGACAACAGGAGTGGCCAATACCACCACATCCTGACCATTCATAGCCTTGTACAAGTCCTTGGTATGACTATGAGCAACAGTCACAGTGGCGTTCAGCTCCAGAAGTTTCTCAGCCAGCCCTTGTACTGCATGACCACGGCCTACAATCGTGACTGTTTTACCCTCCAGAGCTACAGTGTCAAACAGGAACTCAAATGCGGCTTCTGCTACACAGGATGTACCGGGTGTGCAGATGTGGTCAATATCTTGTTCAGGTCTGATATCATACAGCCCGTTGTATGTCTCCTTGTCAACAACGATTCTCCAGTTGTAGGAAACACGGGGAATGTACTGAACAAGCTGAATCCCGTCAAACCCCGTTTCCAGGGCCAGTCTTTCGACTGACCTCAGGAACGGGCTGGTGCTTGAGCCTACAAGGAGCAGCTGGGGCTTGTCCTCCACGGCCTTGACATCGTCCAGATGCCTCTGGGCTGCTACACGGATAATTTCAGATGTTGTCAGGGTCATATGCGTCCTCCTTTCCTTTGAACAACTCCTCACGGGTGCCGTCACGCCAATACACATTCTCACGCACCCAACCATTCTTCTGGTAGGTGACAACCACAATCTTGTCTTTGAAAATAGAGGCCGTGGTGTGCTCCCCCAGCTCATTGGTTCCGGGCAGCATGTACTTGGTGGTGTGGTACTTGTCCATGAGCTCAATCATGGAACTCAGGTCATTGGGGTTGATGTTGATAGTGTCGTTCATTTGTTGTCCTCCTTTGTAGGATTGATTTTGATGAGGTACATACTCCCATTGAGTACACGGGCCGCAATCGGATAACCCAAACGCTTGATTGCTGCGTGGTAGCTGCTCTGAGCAGAGCTGGAGTTGGCATACTCTCCAGGCTCCATAATACAGCGGACTGCTAGAGCATCGCTGCACATAAACTCATCAAGAATAGTCTGGAGCTTGGTGGGCTTGTAAATCTTGTTGACGGTTTCCAGGGTAACTCTTTCAAACTTCATAGTTATTCCTCCTATATGATTTTCAAGGTTAGGTGGTTTCCCACGACACCCCGCAGGGTGTTTCGGCCAGTTACCAGCTGGGCCATCGTCAGGTGGGTTTATTCAGACTCACAACCTCAACCACATTCCCGTTGAGCATCTTGTGGAAATACAGCGAATCATTGTGACTAATGATACGGATTGTGTAGCAGCCTTTTGCAGTATCAAAGGTGTTGGCTTTAATGATGTCACCGTAGTGCAGAAGTTTGATGGACTTGGGTTCATGATTCATAAGTTTCCTCCTCATCCCAGACGGTTAACCAGAGCATACAGGGTCTCATGGTCATTCCAGTTGATTTTTCCAGACTGGAAAGAGGAGTCAATCATCCCACAAAGCTCATCCACAGAAGCTCCCTTTGCCATAGCTTCAACAATCTTCTTGAAAGTCATCATTGTGTCCTCCTTGAGTGTTCTTTCCGGGTACAGTCATATCATACTACTCCACGGAGTAAAAGTCAAGAGGTATTTTGAAACTTTTGTGAAAATTTTGAAGCTGTGATTATACCATGGGTTTCTGACTGGTATTGTAAGCAAACTGAGTGGCATACTCAACTGTGTGTATCCTCTTGAGGGTTGAGGTTCAAGAAATACACGATTTTTAGTGCCACTCAAAAATGGCAAAAATAGGCGTGGTTTTTTCAAGGGTTTTGTTGATATATCAAGCGTGTAAAAATAGGTATAAAAATAGGCGCAAATTGCGAAAATGGTGATTGAGAGTTCAAAGATTTTTATTTCAAAGGTAATGCAAAAATAGGTAAACCAAAATGTAAAAATGAGCCAACACGGGTGTGTTTTCTTCCAATCATGTATAACTTTTTGAGTGTAAATCTTGATTGTGCTTTGAAACAAATTTTTACAAGAAATTGCGCCTATTTTTACACCCTATCGCCGGAGCTAACGAAAAAATAGGGGCGGGAGAGAGGTGAACGTGTTCCCAAGATTGAAAAGTAAAATTAAAAATAGGCGGATTTATTGAGAATGAAATCTAAAAATAGGTATAAAAATAGGCGGAAAGTGTAAAAAGTGCTCCTGAGAGTTCAAACATTTTACTTCAGGAAGTAATAGTAAAATAGGCTTTTTTGCCCAAGATTTGCCCAAGATTACCAACGCCTATTTTTACACCCTATTATTAGGGGTAATAGAAAATATATAGTATAATAGAATAAACTATAAAATATAAATATTTATATATATAAAAGAAATAGAAATAAAAATAGGCGGGATTTTCAAGCCCTCTGAATGGGCATTGGAGCAATCTCACTTTTCCTCACTTTTTCACCAATGAACCTTCACAGTCATTTTCGTGCACTTGAGTGGCATTTTGAGACTATTTTACCTATTTTTGCATTACTCGTGGGGGTAGTATCAAGCAATTTTTCGCATTTTCGCCTATTTTTAGTGGTGAGTGAATAACTCTCAGGAGTAATATCAAAGAAAAGCCGCCCCCAAGAATCAAAGAAAAGGACTCAACCCCTCAAGGGAAAACTAAAAATAGGCGTGTACTTGTGTGTAATTATGAGGGCTTGAGTGTATTTTCACGGGTTTCGATACGCCGCCATAATCGTGGCCCAAGAACGATTACGGCGTTATAACCGTGAGAGTGAAAACAAATCTGGATACATGAACACTCACATGTTTTTTCGGTGAAATCGGCTGCGCCGGGTATAGGGCGTGCCCCCTGGGCATCGAATTTTATTTATTTTGAGAGTAAAACTCAAGAAAAATCGTGAAAAACGCACAAGATTTGTTTATTTTGGGAGTAAATGCTTTACTTTTCCGAATACTTATAGTAATATAGGTGAAGAACGGGAACCCTGTTGAAATTACAAAGAAGGGAGGGTGTACATGGAGCGCAATAAAAATGGCACTTTTCGAAAAGATACCAGAAAGCGTTATGACCAGAGAAAACAGTTGGTCATTGATAAGCCCAAAAACCCTGTTGTGCGGTACATCCTCAAGGATGAGCGCCACTTGGAGCTGGACTTGAGAGGTATCAGAAATCCACACAACCCTTTCAATGGACGGTTGAATCCCTCAAAAGGGATGAAGCGCAAGTTCATGAGCCCAGAGCACTTACAATGCATGGTCAATGAATACTTTGAGAGTTGCAATGGGCCTTTGATTGACAAGTGGGGTCAGCTTGTGTACGACAAACAAGGAAACCTTGTGAAAGTCCAAGTAAAACCATACACGGTGTCAGGCCTGAGCTTGTATCTTGGTATTTCAACAGATACTTTCAGAAAATACAAGAGCGGAGCAATTGACGACATCTTGGAAGAGATGAAAGCTGAGACAGATGACAAGCTGACTTTTTCCAAGGTCATGACCAATGCCAAGAGAACAGTTGAGGCTTATGCTGAATCCAGACTGTATGACAAAGACGGTCAAAGAGGAGCTCAGTTTGTTCTTGATTGCCAGTTCAATTGGGTTGGACATAAGGAACAGGCTGATATCAAGAAAGCCAAATCCGATGCTCAGCTGCGCCGGGATGAGTTTGAGCTCAAGCGCAGACTGATTGATGAGGGTAATGAGGACGACAACTTGACCATCAACATTGTGCGAGGAAGGAGGGACAATGATGAAACTGCCTGAGAATATGGTCTATGACAAGACCACAGAAACGGTTTTTGTCGCAACTCCTGCTGATGTTGTTCGGTTTAACAAGACGCAGCTGGGAAGATCCAAGACCAATCTGCTCAACGCTGAGAAGCGTGGAGACAAAAAGGCCGCTGCGAACATCAAGCGCAAAATTGCCATCTATCAGTACACGATTGAGATGGCGCAGTGGTATGGACGAGGGTGAGCAAAATTTACGGTTTTGAGAGAGAAAGAGGGTGGTTACATGACTGTCGACAAAGAAGTGAATCCCAGGTTTGAATCTTTTTTGTTCGACTGGTAGCCACCAGGGATTACAAAACCTATTTACTTGTAGGCGGGTATGGCTCCAGTAAATCCTACCATATTGCCCTGAAGCTCATTCTCAAGTGCCTTGAGGAAAAGCGCAAGGTGCTGGTTGTGCGTGAAGTCTTTGACACAATCCGGGACAGCTGCTATGACCTGCTTGTGGAGATTCTTGAGGAGCTTGATTTGGTTGGTACGGGTAAACGCAAGGTGCGCTGCACCACAAGCCCGATGACCATCAAATTCCCCAATGGCTCCAAGATTATCTTCAAGGGTATGGACAAGCCAACAAAGCTCAAGTCAATCAACGGTGTTTCAATCGTCTGGCTTGAGGAATGCAGTGAAATTAAGTATGCCGGTTACAAGGAGCTGCTTGGCCGTTTGCGTCATCCTGACCTCTCTCTGCACTTCATCCTCTCCACCAACCCCGTAGGCACAGAGAATTGGGTGTATCAGCACTTCTTCAAGAGAGTTGATGAGGACGGAAACGAACATGTGACCTTGGACGACAATCTGCTGTATCAGCGCAGAACAATCGTCAAACGGGGTGTCTATTACCACCACAGCGTGGCTGATGACAATCTGTTCCTGCCTCAGTCCTATATTGAGACCTTGGACCAGATGAAGGAGTATGACCCTGACCTGTATAGGATTGCCCGCCTGGGCCGTTTCGGTCTGAATGGTAAGAGAGTACTGCCCCAGTTTGAGGTGGCCAAGAGCCACAACGAGGTGCTCAGGGCTGTACAGTCTATCCCGGCCAAGTATCGGTTTGTGGGTATGGACTTTGGCTTTGAGGAATCCTACAACGCTGTTCTGAGGCTGGCTGTTGATGATGCAAGGAAGTATCTGTACATATATTGGGAATACTACAAGAACGGTATGACCGATGACAAGACAGCCAAGGAGCTGGCTGCTGAGGGCCTTGACAAAGAGCAGATTGTTGCTGACTGTGAAGACCCCAAAGCAATTGCCTTCTATCGCCAGAATGGGTTCAGGATGCGTGGTTGCCACAAGTTCCCCGGCTCAAGACTGGCAAACACCAGAAAAATCAAGCGATTCCACAAGATTATTTGTTCCCCCAATTGTCCGAACACAATCAGAGAGTTGTCCACACTCATCTATGCCAAGGACAAGCAGGACAGGCCCATCTATGACCAGTTCAATATCGACCCACACACATTCTCCGCAATCTGGTACGCCTTGGACAACTATGAGGTGGCCGATGTGAAGGAAATTCCCAGAAATAGCAGGAGGGGCGCAGCGTGAGCAAAGGCAAGCATCTTTTAACAAAGACAAGGTTGCTCCAAGTCACACGGTTCATCTTTGTCACAACTCAAATCTCAGCCCTGATTTGGGTGTTTACCAGCTATGGCATTGCGATTTATTCCACAGTCAAGCTGGGACAGGTCTACACCATGGCAGAGCTTTCTGAGCCCGCAATCCACACTATCCTGGGGGTGGGGTTTCTGAAGGTTTTGGAAAATATCTTCGAACACAACGATGGAGCCGTGTTTGGCAAAAGCAAGGGAGGTGAAGCAGATGGACAAGATTGATTGGAAGCGCAAGCTGACTTCCCGCAAGTTTTGGGCTGCTGTTGTCGGTTTCGTGACTGCCCTGCTGATTGGTTTCGGTATGGGTGAGAGCGATGTGGCACAGGTGACCAGCATTATCATGGCCGGGGCCACCTTGATTGCGTACATCATTGGAGAGGGCCTGGTTGACGCCAGCTACAACTCCAATAGCAACAAGGACGAATAAGGCCCAAGCCCCCTTGTAAGGGGTGTGAGTTTCGCTCTGAGCTCTGCCATGGGAATTGTGAAGGGTACAAGGCTTTCAAGGATGAGCTTGAGATGGTAAAAGCTGAGGAGCGCAAAAACACTCCTTTTTATGAGTATGCTTCAGAGCAAATCCAAAAGCGGATGCGCCGCAACTTTATGAAGACAGAAAAACGCAACAGAAAACGATTTTGAAAGAGGTGAGAACATGGCTGACAAAAAAGATGCACAGGTTGATGTTACAAGGCTTTTGAACATCCCTGCGGGTATTATTAAGGCAGAGCTGGAGGGCCTGTATGGTACCAATGTCCTGAAGGATATGTATGAGGTCATTCGACTGTACGATGTGTATGAGCACGGTGCCTCTTATGTACAGGAAGGCAGTTTGGACTACACCCCGGCAGACCTGCGGTACAAGACAACCCGCTCCCTGTTGGACAAGGAAGTGCGATTTTTGTTCTCCAAGTCCCCTGACTTCTTTGTGGATGTAGACCTGGGTGAGAACAAGGCTGAGCGTGAAAGAGCCAAGGACGCAGCGAGTGTCTATCAGACCTTGGTTGACAATGTTCTGGAGGAAAACGGCTTCAAGAACGCTCTGCTCAAGGCCGCCAAGGATTGCTTCATCAGCAAGAGAGTGGCCCTGATGTTCAATATCAACGAGGACAGCGGCATTCAGGTGAGCTTTCTCCCCAGCCTTGAATTTGTGTACGATGTAGACCCTAACAACGCCAACATTCTGACCAAGATTGTGGCATTCTACGGGTTGAACGATGCAAAAGCCAAGGTTGACCAGCGCATTTACAAGAAGAAGTACTGGATGGACAATGGCTTCTGCTACTACTCAGAGAATGTGTACAATGGCTTGGGACAGCTGGTTGAAGAGATTCAGCCCGACACCAAGACCAAGTTCACCTTCATCCCGGCCTGGGTCATTGTAAATGATGGTCTGACGGGTGACCTGATTGGTGTGTCTGAGATTGAGCAGCTGGAGGACTATGAGGCATGGTACAGCCGCTTGGCCGCAGCCGATATGGATGCAGAGCGCAAGGGCATGAACCCCATCCGCTATACTGTGGATGCTTCCCCTGAGTCCACCAAGGGCTTGTCTATCTCCGCAGGAGCTTTCTGGGACTTGTCCACTGACCAGAACCAGGCGCAGGATAGAACAGCGCAGGTTGGTGTTCTGGATTCTCCCATGAACTACTCCACCGCACTGGGGACTACTCTGGACAGAATCAAGAACACTATGTATGAGCAGTGCGCTGTTCCCAATGTGTCTCCTGAAGCTCTGAAGGGTGTTGTGTCCTCTGGAAAGACCCTGAAGGCCATTTACTGGGACTTGATTGTACGCTGCGAGGAAAAGATGCTTGCGTGGCGGCCCGCACTACAGTTCCTTGGTAAATGCATTATTGAGGGTGTACGGCTGTACCCCAAGGCTGGAAAGTTCTACATTGACGAGGCCCTGCCTGATGTGGGGTACACTATCCGGGTTGACAACCAATACCCTCTGCCTGAGGATGAGCAGGAGGAAAAGCAGATTGACTTGGCTGAGGTCACAGCTCAGACGATGTCCAAAAAAGCCTACATGAAGAAGTGGCGCAATCTGACCGATGATGAGGCCGATGAGGAGCTGAGACAGATTGCTCTTGAACGGCAGATTCTGGAAGATGCTTTCACTGAGCCTCCTATGGAGACAAACCCGGTTGAGCCCACTCCTGGCAATGAGCCCCCTGTTCCCAATCCCGATGACCCTGAGCCCAACCCTGAACCGATTGAGGAATGAGGTGAACCGTTTTGTCTACAGCTGACTTTTCAAGCAAAACTGTAAAACAGAACATGACCCGGAGCACCGGGAAACTGAACCTCAGAACTGCGGAACGGGAGCGTGTGCGGCTCACAGCTGCCCAACAGAAACAAATTCAGAGGCTGTATGAGAACGCAGCCAAGGAGGTAGCCAAGCAAGCAGAGCAAGCTCCAAGGGTGCCATCAGACGCACTCAGAAAACAGTATCTCAACCAACTTCAGAATCAGCTCAATGAAGAGCTTGATAAAATCCGGGCTGAGGTTGAATCCACGGTCAAGGACAACATGAAGAAAACGGCTGAGGCTGTTGTGGGCGACAATATTGACTTCCTGAAAGAAGTTGGTATGCCTGTACAGGGTGCTTTCTCTCATGTGCCTGACGAGGTTGTGCGTGCTGTGGCTACAGGCCAAATCTATGAGGGCAAGTGGAGCTTGAGCCGGGCAATCTGGAAAAACACCAGGAGAACACAGAAGGATGTTCAGAGCGTGATTGCTCAGGGTATTGCCCAGAACAAGAGCGCATATGACATAGCCAAGGATTTGGAAAAGTATGTTGACCCCTCAGCCAAGAAAGATTGGGCCTGGTCAAAGGTCTATCCGGGAACGGCCAAAAAGGTTGACTACAGTGCCCAAAGACTTGCCCGAACAATGGTTTCCCACGCTTATCAACAGAGCTTTGTGAGAACCACACAGAAAAACCCCTTTGTCACAAAATACAAATGGGTGTCCTCAGGAGGTGCACGCATGTGTGAGATATGTGCGGCCCGTGACGGGGTTGAATACTCCAAAACAGACCTCCCCTTGGACCATCCCAACGGTATGTGTACATTCATAGCTGTTATTGAAGACAGCATGACTGACATAGCAGATAGAATTGCTGACTGGGCACTTGGAGGTTCAGACCCTGAGTTGGACACATTTGCCCGCACTTTGAGAAGTGGAGGATGACCCATGAACAAGAAAATTACCCCCTTTGCCAACAAGCAGCAGACCCCTCAGAAGAGTGTTTCCAAGCTCCCCTTGCCTGACAATAAGACGGTTTGTGACCTGTGTCACACTCAGTTTCAGGTCAGCCGGGACACGCTCAAGGAGGAAAATGTCACCCTTGAAAAAGACGGTCTGTCACACGATGTTGTGTTGACCTATCTTCACTGCCCCAACTGCGGTAAAAGATACCCCGTCATTATGGATGACGCAGACACGCTGCCGATTCTCCGTGAGCTCAAGGAGTGTATGGTGCGCCGCATGAGATTCTACGGCAAGCAGAAGCCCGTCCCCCAGAAGCTCCAGGAGAAGTACAACAAACTCAACAAGAAATTAGACTTCAAACGCCGACAGCTGGCTGAGAAGTTTAATGGCGCCCTTTACCAGTCTGAGGGTGATACAATTCAGCTGGATTACCGTTACCATGCACGGTGAGCATGGATATAAACAAGGAGGAACGAACAATGGAAGAGAACATCAGAGAATCCCTGAAGGGTATCGGGCTTCAGTTTTTTGCTGACCCTCCCGCTGAACCCCCCGCAGAGCCGCCTGCAGAGCCTCCCGCACCTCCCGCTGAGCCCCCGGCTGAACCTCCTGCTGGTAAAACCTACACGCAGGAGCAGCTGAACTCCATGATGGCCAACGAGAAGCGCACTGCCCGTCAGGCAATCCTCAAAGAGCTGGGGTTTGATATCAAGGATGACAAGAGCTTCAAGGACACCCTGAAGAACATCAAAGCCACCCTTGATGCGGGTAAAACCCAGGCACAGCTGGATGCTGAAGCCAAGGCTGCGGCTGAGACTGCAAAGGCTGAGGCTGAGACCAAGGCAGCCAAACTGGAGATGAAGGTGGCCGCACTGGCTGCTGGAGTCAATCCTGAGTATTTGGATGATATCATCGTCCTGGCTCAGTCCAAGGTTTCCGAAACCATGCCTGTGGAGAAGGTCATGGAGGAATTCAAGACCAAGTACCCGTCTTTTTTCGCAGAAGCCTCTGGTGGTTTCGGCACTGGCCGTTCCAACAATCCGCCCCGCAAGCCCCAGGCTGGGACTGAGGGCCTGGGCCAGAGACTGGCAAAGGTCAACAAGCCCGCAGCCAAAAGCTCCTACTTCAAAAACTAACAACATAAGGAGGAAAACAACATGCTCAATCAGTCTGGTATCAAGAAAACTACTGGCGCCGCCCCGGTTCAGATTCTGTTCAATGTGCAGAATCAGATGTCTGTGGGCATCAAGCTGGCCAAGAACTTCGCAGGTGCGGTCACCGAGAATGGCCGCAAGATTGTGAAGGCTGGCACTCCCCTGAGCGGTGACCTGACAGCCCGTGGCACTGCTTTCGTTGCCGCTGCGGATGATTCCACTGGCAGTGCTGGCGATGCCAAGCCCGCCGTGGGCATCCTGCTTCACGATGTGGATGTCACCGATGACGCCGCCAACGCCACCCTGCTCATTTGGGGTTTCGTGAATCTGTCCCGTGTGGATTCTACCACTGCGGCCAAGATTACCGACAACCGCAAGACCGAGTTGGCCGGCAAGGTCTGGTTCCTGAAGGACTAACCAACACACGAGTATAGAAAAGGAGGAAACAATACATGTCTATTTTTGACCTCATCAAAGCCCCTGAGCTGACTTCCTACTGGGAAGAGCACATTCAGGACATGCCCCCCTATCTGGGTGAAGAGCTGTTCCCCGCTGACAAGAAGCTGGGTCTGAAGCTGGACTGGATTAAGGGTGCAAACGGTCTGCCCGTTGTCCTGAAGCCCTCTGCCTTTGACGCTGGCGCTGTCCCCCGTGCCCGTATCGGCTTTGACAAGCTGTCCACTCAGATGCCCTTCTTCAAGGAATCTACCTATGTGGATGAGGAGCTGCGCCAGGAGCTGAACATGGTTCTGGAAACCGGCAACCAGGCCTACATTGACGCCGTTGTGCGCCGTGTCTTTGCCGATGAGACCCACCTGCTGGAAGGTGCCCGTGCCCGCCGTGAGGAGATGCGCATGATGGCTCTGACCACTGGTGCGATTGCCATTACTGCCAATGGTCAGGCTTACAGCTATGACTATGGTATGCCTTCTGACCACAAGTCTGAGGTGACTACTTCCTGGAGCACTACGACTTCTGACCCCATCGAGGATATGCGCACTGCCATGGACAAGATTGAGGACGACACTGGCATCCGTCCCACCCGTGGTGTTTGCACCCGCAAAACTTGGGGTTATCTGCGCAAGAATGAGAAAATCATCAAATCTATCTTCGTCCTGTCCAATGGTCAGGTGTCTGCCCTGTCGGATGCCCGCCTGAGCCAGTATCTGATGGATGAGCTGGGCCTGGAGCTGATTGTGTATGGCAAGCGTTACAAGAACGATGAAGGCACTGCCACTCAGTTCGTTCCCGATGACACTGTAGTTCTGTTCCCCGCTGGTGAACTGGGCACTACCTGGTTCGGCACCACTCCGGAGGAATCCGACCTGATGGGTGGCAAGGTGGCCAATGTCTCCATTACTGATGTAGGCGTGGCTGTCACTACCATTGAGAAGGCAGACCCGGTCAATGTGGAGACCAAAGTGACCATGATTTGCCTGCCCTCTTTTGAGGCTGCGGACAGTGTGTATATCCTGGATGTAATCGCATCCTGAGTAAAGGAGGAACAAGAACATGCTCCAGGTCACTAATGGCATTGTGACGCTCACGGTCACAAAGGGCGCATTCAAGTCCTTCTATGAGCATAACGGTTTCCACACCGTAGATGGCGAGGATGGCCACGGAGAGGCCGGGGTGGTAACTACCCACCCCGCCCCCGAAACTGGCCACCCCGGCCATTCCTCTCAGCAGGAAATGGAGCAGGACACCGAGGATGCCGAGGATGAAGCGGACGGGGATGAAGAGGACGACACCGAGGACGATGTTGACCTGTCTGAAATCCCCCTGGGTGAGATGAGCTTTGACCAGCTCAATGACTACGCCGACCAGCTGGAACTGGACCACGATGGCATCCGCTCCAAGAAGGAGCTGCGTGCCCTCATCCGGGAACACCTGAAGAAGTAAGGGAGGCAAAATCATGAGCAGCATGGAAGAACTCAAGATTGTTCTCAGGGAGGCTGATGTGCCGTTCTTTACCGATGAACAGCTCACATTCTACCTCAAGGAGAATGGCGGGGACTACAATGCCACGGCATACCAGTGTCTGCTCATCAAAGCTGAGGACACCACCCTCTCCGTGTCCGGCCTTAGTGCCGGGGACAGCTCCAAGTATTTCCGCAGACTTGCGGCAAAGTATCGGCCCCATAACTCTGGAGTGCTGAAAGGGGGCTATTGATGTGGACGCACTGTCATTCCAGTTGAACAAAGTGCACCGCCTCATCAATACCCAGGGAAAACTCTTCACATTCAAGAGGCCGGGAACAAATGAGTTTGGTGAGCCCAACGGACAGACCGAATCTGTTAACATCAAAGGGGTTTATCACGAAACAACAAGTTTTCTGTCAAAGAGTGCGACAGAGGCTACCACAATCAGGCAGAAACCTTCCCCCATGATTTTGTGTCTGTGGGAAGATGCTCAGAAAATCCTCCATACTGATGAGCTTTCCTTCAATGGAAAAAGTTACAAAGTGGGAGAGGTCAAGAACATTTCTGAGGCCAACATTGTCGGTGACATTTCTCTTGAGGAGGTACAGACGAATGGCCAGCGGGTTTCGACTTGATATCAGCAAATTGGCCAACGGCCTCATTGGGGCTCAGGACAAGGCTGATTTGGCCATCCGTATGTACGCCGAACAAGGAGCACTTCAGCTTCAGAACTTCGCAAAGGAAAATCGCCGTTGGACAGACCGAACTGGGCATGCCCGGCAGAGGCTCAACGGATATGTAGGAAAGTCTGAGAATGGGTACAGGATTTACTTGGCCCACGGAGTTGACTATGGTATCTGGTTGGAACTGGCCAACGAAAAGCGTTACAGCATCATCCCCCAGGCAATCGAATATGTGGGAGCGTTTGAGATTATGCCTGGGTTTGAAAGACTTATGGAAAGGTTGGGGAGTGTATGAGCCAGTGGCAAAGAATCTATAAACACCTGAAGGATAGCGGATTTGATGTGTATAGCCCCGGTCAGCACCAGGGTGAGTGCACAAGCCCCTATATTGTCCTGAAGGATGCGGGCTTGAATCCCCTCTCCAGCTTTTCCAGCTCCCAAGCTCTGTACGATGTCATGTGTTATGTACCCCAGAACCAGTTCAGCACGCTTGAGCCCTATGTGGACCAGGTGAAGGAGGCCATGAAAGGTCTGTACCCGGCTATCATCCCGGTGTATTTCCAGACAGCCTCTTTTTTGGATGATACGGTCAAAGGGCACATGATTAGTGTCCAGTACAGAAACAACCGTAAAAATTAACAAGGAGGTATCCAACAATGGCTGTTACTCCCAAAGCAATCACTGAAATCCCTACCATTGATGTAGTTCTGGTTGTTGCCCGAACTGCCACCGCAGCCTATGCCCTGGACACTGCTTCGCAGATTCAGGTTGAGCCTCAGATTGAGGAGGAAGATGCGGTCAAGCTGGTCATCAAGGGCAAGCTGAAGGCTCAGAAGCCCGCAGTCAGCACCATTACCGGCAACCAGATTACCCTGACCGACAATGTGTTTGCCCCTGAGCTGGTCAAGATGCTCCAGGGCGGCACCATCAAGTACTGGACCAGTGCTGAAAAGGAAACTGAGGGCACCGAGGTCACTGCCTTTGGTATCAGCTCCTATACTCCCCCCACCGTTGGTAGCGGCGAAAAGGGCGAGGTGTTTGAACTGGATGCGTACTCTGCGCAGTATGACGCCAGCGGTCAGATTGTCCAGTATGAGAAAATCACCTATCCCAACTGCCAGGGTGTTCCCGTGGCTTTTGGCTCTGAGGATGGAGCTTTCCGTGCTCCTGAGTACACCATCAACTCTGCGCCCAAGAAGGATGAAGCCCCGTACAGCATCCACTATGTACAGACGCTTCCTGAGCTGGCGTAACAACTAACAAGGAGGAAAAGGCAATATGTATAATCAGAATGGGTTGGTTGTCACTCCCATTGACGACCTTGTAAAAGCAAGTCAAGGCACTCTCATTGAGCTGCCCCCGTTCATCGAGGGTCAGCCCTTTGTGGCCCGTCTGAAGCGACCTTCCATGCTGGCCCTTGTTCGGGCTGGTAAAATCCCCAACGCTCTCATCACAACGGCCAATGAGCTGTTTGCCAAGGGGGGCTTTGATACCGATGACAACGAGGCCCTGAGCAATATGTTCGGTGTCCTGGATGCCATCTGTGAGGCCTGTTTCGTTGAACCTTCCTATCAGCAGCTGAAGGAGGCTGGTGTACAGCTGACCGATGACCAGCTGATGTTCGTGTTCAACTATACTCAGAGGGGGGTGACTGCCCTGGGCAGCTTTCGTTCGCAGCTCAAGGGTGATGGAACTTCTGAGGATGAGCACCCTGTACAACAGGATGCCCAGTGAAATCCTTGGCATAGAGGATGAGTACACAGGGTATTGCCTGAATGAAGCCTGTGCATACATTCAAGCCAAACTGGATGCTGGTGAAACACCCCGCTTCCAGAAGAAATTCAAGAGTTTTGCTGATATGTATGACAGCTATAAGAGGGGGTGAGCCCAGTGTCCATTAGTGTAGGTCAAGCAATAGGTTACTTGGATTTGGATACATCCGGGTTTCAGAGGGGTTTCAAATCCGCACTTCAAGACCTACGAGCATTCAATGATGACTCTGCATCGGCTACAACCAAGCTGGGCGCACTTGGCTCAGCGTTCACGAATGTAGGGTCATCCATGACCAAAAACCTCACTGTCCCAATTGCTGGCGCTGGAGCCGCAGTTGTAACTGTGGCGTCCAAATTTGAGAGCGCAATGTCTGAGGTTGCTGCTATTTCTGGCGCAACCGGGGATGACCTTCAGGCCCTTACAGACAAGGCTCAGGAGATGGGCGCAACCACAAAATTCAGCGCAAGTGAATCCGCTGCGGCCCTAAAGTACATGGCCATGGCGGGTTGGGACACTGAGGCTATGCTGAACGGTATCAATGGTGTTATGCAGCTTGCTGCGGCCTCTGGTGAAGACCTGGCCAGCACCTCTGATATTGTTACAGACGCAATGACGGCCTTTGGGTTGTCCGCAGACCAGTCCACCCGTTTCGCAGATGTTCTTGCGCAGACGGCAAACCGCTCTAACACGAGTGTAGCCCTGATGGGTGAAACATTCAAGTATGTAGCCCCTGTTGCCGGTGCATTGGGATACAGCATTGAGGACACCTCTGTTGCCATCGGCCTTATGGCCAACTCTGGTATCAAGGGTTCACAGGCTGGTACATCCCTGAAGAATGTCTTGACCAACCTTGCCAAGCCCACAGACCAGGTTCAGTCCTATATGGACAAACTGAACATCTCTATGGTGGACCAGGCCGGGAATGTAAAACCGCTCAATCAGCTCTTGAACGAGATGCGGGACAGCTTTGCTGGCCTGACTGAAGCAGAAAAAGCTGAGTATGCGGCAGGTATTGCGGGCAAGGAGGGTATGTCAGGCCTGTTGGCTATCGTCAATGCATCTCAGTCTGACTTCGACAAGTTGACTGAGGCCATCAATAACTCCAGCGGAGCGGCTCAAGATGTCGCTGATGTTATGATGGACAACCTGGGTGGACAACTGACAATTCTCAAGTCCACCTTGGAGGGTATCGCAATCAGCTTTGGCAATATCCTGCTTCCTGCGATTAAAAGTGTAGCTGAAGCCCTCCAGAACTTCCTGAACTGGCTCAACGGATTGACAGACGGTCAAAAGCAGCTGGTTGTTACCATAGCAACCGTTGTAGCTGCAATTGGCCCAGTTCTTCTCATTGTCGGCAAGCTCATAACGGCTGTGACATCAATCATAAATGTTGTGAACCTGCTGAAGCCCGCTTTCGCAGCCCTGAACGCTGTTATGGCCGCAAACCCCATCGGAATTGTGGTTGTAGCAATCGCTGGGTTGGTAGCTGCTCTTGTTACTCTCTATAACAAGAATGAGGAGTTCAGAAACTTTGTTAATACAGCATGGGCCCAAATCAAGGAAACCATCAGCACCGTTATTGACGCCATTGTAAACTTCTTCACGGTCACCATACCTGGAGCCATTGACGCAGTGATTGCTTGGTTCCAAACTTTGGTTGACAACATCGCAAATTTCTTCACTGTTGTTATACCTGAGAAAATTGATGAGCTGGTACAATGGTTCACTGAACTTCCTGAGCGGATTGGTTATGCTATCGGTTTTGCTATCGGTACGCTGGCCAATTGGGTTGTCAGCTTGGCTCAAAAGGCAGCTGAGGTTGGCCCCAAGGTTATTGATGCCATTGTAAACTTCTTCAGTCAGCTCCCCGGTAAAATCTGGAATTTTCTTGTACAAGCGGTTACCAACTTTGCAAATTGGATTGTACAGATCAGAGAGAAAGCCATGACTGTTGGGGTACAAATCATTGATGCTGTGGTGACCTTCTTCCGTGAACTTCCTGGCAAAATCTGGAACGCACTGCTTGAGGCCATAGCAAAGATTCAGCAGTGGGGCTCAGACATCATAAGTTGGGCTCAAACTGCTATCCCGAATGTCATCAGTACAATTACAAGTTTCTTTGAGGAACTTCCTGGAAAGATGCTTGAAATTGGTAAAAATCTGCTGTTGGGTTTGGCTGATGGTATTTCCAGCGCAGTAGGGGCTGTGGTCGATAAGGTAAAGAGTGTTGCCAGCAGCATCCTGAGCGGATTCAAAGATGCTTTTGGTATTCACTCCCCGTCCAAGGAAACAGCTGAGATGGGTGATATGTTGATGCAGGGCTTGGCAGGAGGTGTTTCTGACGCTTCCAATGTGGCTATGTCTGCTGTTATGGAAATGGCTAATATGCTCACATCCAAGCTGGAATCCTTGGTGACACAGATTACTCAGCTGATGAACTTTGCCGGGAACGCAATCCAGCCTTTTGGAATTGGTGATGTTGAAGACCAGCAAAATATGGCAATCTATGCCCAACAGGTTACAGACCTCACTCTGAGAGAACAGGAGAATACCAACACGGTTAATATCCTGAATCAAGCCTATACTGCATTTGCTGACATTTGTGCTCAACTTATTGAACTGTACAAAGCCTTGGTTGAGCAGAATACAGAAATCATAGCAGCCCTGGACAGTCAAAAAGAGGCATATGACCGAGTCACGGCAAGTATCCAAGAACAAATCTCCGCACTTCAGAAGCTGCAAGCCCTACAGTCAGCAACCTCAGCAGCAAAAACCCTGTCTGTCAGCAGCAGTGTTCTTTCCAGTTCAAGCAGCTCTTCCAAGACTTCTTCTGCAGCAAAGACAGCCGTTGCAACGGGTGTATCTGCTGCCGCAGCGGCAGTAACTGGAGCCACATTTGTGTTCAATAGCCCCACAGCTGTTGTTCCTACGGTTGCGGCAAAGCTCCTGAAGCAGACCGCTCAGCAAATTTCTATGAGTATCAAGTAAAGGAGGGTGCCCATGATTGATTCCTTGGTACTTACAAACACGGTCACTCTCCAGTCCGTGTTGTTAGACAAAGACAATAGTGAACTGGTGCTTGATGAAGCAGACCTTGGAACTGTGGAAGGGACGCACCACAGCTACAAGTATGTGAGTCAAGTGGGTGTATACATTGATAGCACCACCCTGGAACAAAGGGTGGTTGCAATCAGCGGTTGGGTCATTGGAAACACCTATGATGAGCTGAAGGCAAACAAAGCTGTGCTAAACAAGCTCATAAACCCGCTTCATACGGTTGAAGTTGTTGTACAGGACAAGTACAAGCTGGATTTCAAGCCTGACTTTTCTGTGAAATACTCTGCCTCCTATGAAGAAAACAATGAGGTTTTGTGCAAATTCCTTATTCAAGGCACTTGCGCTGACCCCATGTTCACCACAAAGGGCAAGCAAACCGCTCTGATTGCGTCTATTATTCCCAAGTTTCGTTTCCCGTTGGTTATTCCTCAAAACAACGGAATCCTGATGGGGCTCAGGGAACCATTGCTGCTTGCGACTTTGAACAATGGCGGTGATATTGATACAGGATTGCTCATTACCTTCTCTTGTACCAGTACGGTGACCAACCCCAGCCTGTTGAATGTTGATACACGAGAGTTTATCAAAATCAACAAGACGATGTCCGCAGGTGAACAAATCATTGTTTCTACTGGAAGTGGTGAGAAGTACATCAAAGGTATCGTCAGTGGTGAGGTATCCAACTATTTCAAGTACATGGATTTTGATTCCACTTGGCTTCAGCTCCATACCGGGGAGAACATTCTCAAGTATGACGCTGACGACAATGTGGATGGGCTTGAGGTGCTCATATCCTTCTTGCCCAAATACCTGGAGGTGCAGTGATGGAGTTGAATTTGTATGTCTTTGACAGCTCCATCACCCCTCTGGGGGTCATAGATGTTGTCACAGCACTGACCTGGGAGGAAAAGTTTGCCGATGCCGGAAACTTTGAGCTGTGGTGTCCGTTGAATGACCAGAACGCAGAGCTGTTACAAGAGGATAACTTGTTATGGACTGGTGGAGAATCCGCTGGTGTGATTGAATTCAAGGAGCTGACCAGCGATGAGGAAGGCACAGAAACAATCCATATACAGGGCCGCTTGGCTGAGAGCTATCTTGATTACAGGACAATCTACCCGGCTGTGTCAATGACGGGAAAAATTAGTGCCATACTTCGCAAACAAGTGGAGAGCAACCTGATAAACCCTACAGACATGGCCCGGAAAATCCCAAACATTGAGTTGGCCTCAGACCAAGTAGCCTATGGTGACTCTGTTTCCTACCAAAAGACGGGTGACACCGTCTTGCTTGAGGCTTCAAAGCTGTGTGAAGCCAATGGGTTGGGGTTCAGGCTCCAATTCTTCCCCCGGCTTTACAAGTTTGTTTTCCGTGTGTATCAGGGTACAGACAGAACATTAGACCAATCTGTGGTCAACCCGGTGTTGTTTTCGTCTGACCTTGATGACATCCTTGAATCGAACTATTCACACAACAAGTCTGAATTAAGAAACTTTGCATATGTAGCGGGTGAAGACAGCGGGACAGCCCGCAAGGTTCAGACAGTTGGTTCAGCAACAGGAATTTCCCGCAGGGAACTGTTTGTTGATGCAAGGGACTTGCAGAGTGAGAAAGAGGATGGAACAGCCATACCAGAATCTGAGTACAACTCTATGCTGGTTGAACGGGGCAAGACCTCTCTTGAGGATTACAAGGACATTGAATCGTTCTCTGCAACGCTGAGAACATTTGGTGTTACCGGGTATGTGTTTGGGGTTGATTTTTTCCTTGGTGATAAAGTCACCGTATATGACAGCAGACTGAAGGTCAGAACCAATGCTGTTGTGACTTCCGTTCTTATGACATATGATGAGGAGGGTGAGCGGATGGACATCACTTTTGGGTATGAACAGCCCACAATCGCAAATAAATTGAGAAGGAGGATGTGACAATGTCCTATACAAGCGGATTCTTTGATGCAGTGGACTTGGGTGGTGGGGACTATGACCGTAAATACAGCGCAGCCGTGTTCGCCCACTACTTCAGTTTGCTGGTCAAGAATGGCGTTTTCCCTGACCCCTCTACGGGTATGCAGGTCAAGGCTTCATCCAGCCCGGATATGCATGTCAGCGTTCAACCTGGCAGCGGATGGGTAAATGGGTATTATATCACTGTGCCGGAAAACGGCCCTGAAGTGCTAACTGTTCCCACGGCCAACCCTTCTCTGTCCCGTATTGACTCTGTTATAATGGGGTTGAACTATGTGGAAAGAGAGATTCAGCTGTACATTAAGTCTGGTGCAGTATCGGCCAGCCCGTCTGCGGTTTCCCTCCAGCGGGATAATGACCTGTATGAGATGGAGCTTGCTCAGATTACTGTTGCCGCTGGTGTGGCAAGTATCTCTCAGGCCAACATTACCGATATGCGGCAGAACACTTCCCGCTGTGGTATCGTGAAGGGAACAATTGACCAGATTGATACCACAGACCTGTTTACTCAGTATGACGATGCTTTCCAGACCTGGTTTGCTGACATTCAGGCTCAGTTGAGTGGCGATGTAGCAACAAACTTACAGAACCAGATTAACGCCCTGAAAACTGGGAAGGTCAATGTGTCTGACAAGGCAAGCACAGCTCAAGCTCAAGCAGGTACTGATGATACAAAGTGGATGACCCCATCTTTGGTGTTAGCACTTCTAGACTATCGCCTTGCAACTACTGCTGAAGCCAAGGCTGGTTCTGTAGATAACAAATGGATGACTCCTGCAAAGGTGAAAGCCTTTCATG